CTTCGACCCTGGGTACGGTCCATCGAAAACATCAGGACCGTACCTGCCGAGACCGTAGATATCGTTGTCGTAAATTCCCACTTACAAGTTCCTAAGGAAGTAGGCTTCGAAGGTAGAAGTGAAGCACTGTAGGTGCTGGGTATCCGTCGCATTGCCGAGGAACAGCCTTACTAGGTCGCCCGCGATCATGTGCTCGAAGTGAATCGTATCGGTATACCCGCGTTCGCCGTTGTATGTCTGCCCGTACCTGTTGTTGCCCTGCGGGAACTGGTCGAAGTCGAACACGCACTGCCTTCTGAGTTCGCCGTTGACGTGGCACTGATTGCGGCACCACCCGGAAGGACGGTACTCCCATTCCTGGTGCTGGATGACGAGGTAAAGTCCCGTCGCCCTGACGGTCATGCACGTGCCGTCGAAGTAGTTATGAGTATCCCTCTTAACATGAAAAGGAGGGTGACTGACAAGGAAGTCAGGACCGTTCTGGTTGGTGCTCTGCTGCCACTCAATTGAGAAGTTGTCAAGTTCAAGGCTGATGTACGGGTTGTTCAGCCCGAGACCCCATGCGCTGATCTTCGCCGCTTCATTAGCGTACTGGATAGGAGGACCGAACGGAGGGGAGTACTCCACCTGCGGGTTGATGCCGATTGCCTGCTCGATCGCGACCACTTCAGCCGCGATGCTGTTAGGGTCGGCAGCCCAGATGATCTCCCCGTTTATCCTGTCAGTCCATGACACGATCGACTTCGGGTACACGCTTTGCATTACACACCACCGGAAACGCTAATAAAGAAATTGCCTGGGACTGCTATCTCAAATCCACGGAGGACGATCGGGCTGGTATCCGACTGCGGTGCGTCTTCCCTTGTTATCAATGGTATGACACAGTAAGCTACTCCCGTGATGGCGAGTACTGTCGCGTAAATCGTGCCGACGTTAATCGTCTGACCGAAGCTCGTATTAGGCGAACTCAGCAGTGAAGCCAGTGCAGCCTGCACTTTCGCGAGCACGCCCGACTGACTGAACCCGTTCTGGACGACGAGGCTTGCCTGGTTACCGTTAGTTCCTATGTCGATCGGGACGAGAGTCGGCTGAGCCGTCGTCACCGTGACTCCAGCTAGCGTCTTACCCTGGAAGAACGCTTCCGCGTTGCTCTGGATTCCAGTTGAAGCTGGCTGGTTATTAGCACCCATGAGGTACAAGGTGACCGAGGTAGAATGAGCCGCCACTGCCGTAGCCGCCGTGACGCCCGGTATGTTCTGAGCCATGGCAATGAAGTCACTAAGACTGACCGCCCTCTGAGCGGTAGCAAAAAAAGCAGGTGCGTTCGCCCTGATCTGGTCGTTTGTCTCCGGATCGGTTCCGCCCGTCATCGCGGAGCTTACATAGGCAGTCCCGCTCATCGCCAGCTTGGTCGATACCCCCGAGATAGGGTTTAGGAAAACACCAACCACACCCGACTGGGTGTTGCCAGCAGTACCCACTCCCAGCCGGTATCCCGCCACGACCGTGTACCCGCTCGTCGGTACTGCCCCGTTGACGCCATCTCCGAATTGCACCCATGTAAGACCTGCCTGGTCTAGGAACGTCGTGAAAACCTGGTCGGATGGTCCGAAGTCACCGAGGAACTGAACGTAACTCCAGTCGGTGATGCTCGTCAGGCTCTCGATGTCAATCGTGATCGTACCGTCGATGACACCAGTCTGGGGGATGCCGAATACCTGAGCCGCAGTTCCGTCACTCGTACCGAGCGTGACATTCGAATATGTAATGCCCTGAGTTACGTTGAGCGTCAACTGCCCGCCCGCCGCTGGTACCTCGTACGTAGTCTGACCCGGATCTACCTCGTATACGACCTGGGCGTCAACAACGGAGACGTAGCCACCCGTCAACTGGGTTCCCGGTGGAACCGCTGTCTGCGGTGCGGTAGCCGCCGTCTGGAAGGTTACCGTTCCTGTAGCCGGGTTCCCGTTACTCACGGTGTATCCGAGAAGCTGGGCGATATTGAGGAGCGACTGGCGCTGGGTAGCGGTAGGAAGGTATGCTTCCTGCGAGATCCTGTCTCCGTAATAGCTGAGGATGTCTCCCATGTAAGCGGTCGCCTCAAGGATGGCGAGACCGATGTCTCCCTCGCTGGAGCCGAAGTTCCACTCGGGCATAGCCTGGGCTGCATACGTCTGGAATGCCAGCATGAAGCCGAGGAAGTCCTTCGACGTGTAGTCGATGGCTGAAGGAACGGTCAGCGCCGTGGTGATAGCTGGTACAGCCAGCGGATTCGGTGTCGTCATTATCTGCTTCCGTGTGCTTCACAGTCCGGGTCGGGTATCGTATACGGCTTACCGTCTTCATCGTATCCGGTAAGGCAAGAGCATGAAGCCATCAGTTATTCACCACGGTCCCGCCTTGTGTTATCGTCACGGTCTTGTACTGCGTGCCCTGCAATGTTGATACCTTGTTGCTGCCCGCCATGTACACAACGTCAACGGCGGCGATTCCCAGCATCTCGTCAGTCGATGCTGCCGGGCTCACGCTCGTCAGCGTGATGTTTGGCTCCCACTTGCTGAACGCCTTAGTAACGTCATTCTGCATTACCTGGATGAGCACCGGGTCATTGTTTCCGAAGATAAGCCCGGACAAGTTCAGCCCGTATCCGGGCAACATGACACGTTCTCCCTGGATCGTTGATATCAGCGCGTTTACATGCTGCTGCACCTGAAGGTCAGGATCAGACACGTTGGCTATTCCGCCTGACTGGTTAACCGTGAAAGGCTGGGCGATTTCGAGGCTCATGTGTAAAGGATACCGTTAGCTCAAAGGTAGGAAGATGTGGAAGAAGATTTCCTTGCTGGCGGTCGCGATACCCGTCACCTGGATGTCTCCCGCTGTATCAATGAAGATCCAGGGAGGCGTCGTGCCTCCCGAGTTATTCCATCCAGCGGGGTAATTCGCCGAGAAAGGCGGACGGTACCCGGTAGGTAGCTGGAAGCAGTTCGAGTTGCCCGTGACGCTATTGATGATGTCGCCCATGATCTCTACATGGTAGTCAGTCGTGTACCTGTAGAACAGCCCGCCCCTGCCACCACTGCCGGTCCAGCCGTTGATCAGCGTTGCCGTTGTCCATCCGGGCTGGCTGAACCCGTTGACCTTCTTCATCGTCGTCGTGATCGTGCCACCGAACTCGAAGATGATAGCCGCGTCGGTACTGCTGTCGCCAGCCTGCCCGATAAGCTGGATTGCCGCGTCATCCTTTGAATTCGTCTTGCCAGAAGAGTGAATCATCCACGTCTGCTGGGTCGTAGTACCCGGATTAATCGTAAATCCGAATGTCTGTGGTACGAGCGTTACATTGGTTACGCCCGGAGGCAAGAAGGTGACGGTCGGGACGGAGCCGAACGTCGCATTGGTGCTCTGGAGGCTGATGACGGAGCCGTTTGTAGTTCCGGAGTAGATGTGGAAACCGGCGACATACGCGTTGCCGAACTGATCAGTGCCCGAATTCGGTGCCAGCGACATGATCAGGGGGTTAGGCGGGTACATCCTGTACGCCGTGACGATCTGCGTCGCCGTTGGCAGTGCAATTATCGTCGGCGGAATGGCGTTAACCGGGTGCGCCGTTACCGTGCTGGTAGCAAGATGCAGTGCAACGCTGACATTGGACGCCACCACCAGAGGATAGGCAGTAACGTTTACCCTAGCCATCTGGATGGTTAGCCCGCCGATGAACGGGCTGGGCGACTTCCTGTGCCTCGACTTGACCGCAGCAGTCTTACCGCGAGTTATCTTCGTCGGCGGGTAGAAAGGTGACGCATTCGCGACGTACGGGCTTCCCTTTGAAAACCTGTGCCTAGTCTTAGCGGTAACAGGCTTGCCCCGGTTTGCCTTTACCGGAGGGCTGAATGGCGAAGGCGTAACCGGGACAATGACAACGGGGCTGCCCGAAGACTTCGTAGTCTTGCTCTTCGGTCCCTGAGCGTGCGCTCTTACTTCCCTCGTCGGTGGCGTGAATGGAGACGCAGGAGGGAATACAGGGATAACAGGAGACTTAAAAGTACGGCTTCTCTTAGCCAGTTCGTGCGCGTTCCTGTTGACACGTGGCGGCGTAAATGGTGACGGAGGAGACGGAGCGACAAACGGAGAGCCAACGTTGAAGAATGAACGGCTCTTCCTTATGTCCTGCCTTGTGTTCCTGTTTACTACAGGCGGGGTAAACGGTGAAGATGTCGGACCCGCTAGTATGACCGGGCTGCCCGGAGAAGAAGAAGTACGGCTCTTCTTGTCTAGCTGATGAGCGTTCCTGTTCACATTCGGCGGTGAGAAAGGAGACGCCCCCGGATTGACAGGGCTTCCCGGTGACCAAACGAACCGGCTCTTCTTAATTAGCCCGTGCCTGCTCGCCTCTTCAGTTACCGGAAGCGTAAACGGAGACGGAAGGACAGCAGGAGCCGATCCCTTTGAACTGCTTACCCTGGTTGTCGTCCTTTTCGCAGCCGGGTGCTTCCGGACCGGGGGAGCCGGGGTAAAAGGAGAAGGGGTGGCGCTAACTGTTCCTTTAACCGTGACGATGCAGCCAGCGGAGGCGGCACTTCCCGCTGCGGTCTGGTTGTAGGTGAAGCTGGCACTGCCGGACGTGACGATCTGGTAACCGCACAGCGAGAAATCGTCGGTGAACTGGAGTTCGGTCCATGGTGCCCCGACCGTGGTCATCGACTGCCCGAAGATGACCAGGCTCGCGAGGACGAACTCGGGAACGGCGGTGATGGAGCCGCTAGCTCCGGACGTGACCGCCGTTCCTGTCGTCGCGGGCGTCGCGTTCGACTTGTCAAGCGTCGGGCTCGCGCCCAGTCCCGCGACCTCGATCGCTATAAGACCAACAGCCCCGGCGGTGGGCGACGACCCGATGCCGTTGTTCATCGTGACGGCGACCGTCTTAGCGCTGCTCGCGACGTTCGGCAGCATCCAGATGGCGGTGTAAACCGGGCTTGAGCTGCCGCTGTTAATGTCCTTGAGCAGCGTGGCGCCCGTAACGGACCCGCCGTTGTACAACGGGTTCGTCGCGCTCATCGTCGCGGTCACGACGTTGTAGTCGGTAGCTATCAGGAAGACAGTGTTACCGATGGTGACATTACTCGCGAAGGAGCCGGACCATGCATCCGCAATTTTGGCGGTCTGGACGACGGAGATCGTCATAATTCACCGCCTTCGGGTTCTCCTTATGGTCGTACAGCGGCGATAAACGACTTACTCAGCGAACCAAGCCATGACACGGACGAGCCAGTTGGAACCAGCGCCAGGACCGGCAGGAACGGTGACGTAGAACGCGGTCGTCTTGTTAGCGTTGCTGCTACCGGAAGCACCGAGGTTGATCTCTCGCCCGGTGTTCTCCCATGCGTCAGTTACGAATGCGCCGCCCGCGAACGGGATCGGGGCACCCCAAAGCTCTGTGCTCTGAGTCAGACCAGTAATGGCGGTTGTACCAGAGCTAACTACTGTGTTAGCAGCCAGGAGAGACGGGCTAAGGGGAGCTGGTGTGACTGCCGCGCCGCCCGCCTTAGTGCCTGTCGTCACGTTGAAGCTGAAGTAAAGGTCAGAGTTTGACACTGCGGTCGGGGCAGAACCGGAAACTTCAGCACTGACACGGATCGCAATGATGTTCGCGTCGTTCGTCGTGGTCGGCGCAAAGTAAAGAAGGGGAGCTGACAGACCAGTTGAGCTGAATGCGATCAGACCTGAGTCAGCAACATACGGACGGTACATCATATTACGTTTCTCCTGTTGGTAGGAAGCTTCTTGTTCATTATAGGGCTAAGCCGCAGCAACCCAAGATATCAGCCCGGATGCGTTGACTGTAAGCGTGAACTGCGTGCCCGCGACCGTTTGAGGACCACCGAAGTCAAAGATGGCTAGCAATGGTCGGGTCGCGTCTGTAGATGACGACGCGGTTTCGTCATGAATCCACGCGTAGCTGGCACTGAAGGTAGCCGATGGCCAATTGGGATTGCTTGAGTTGAGTGTCGTAGTCAAACCGGACACGTTGAGGGTAACGGCTGACAAGTTCTGGCGGGCATAGCCTGTTGACGACGTTGACACTTCAGTAAGGGCAGATCCTCCGTTGGCGAGCAAGTCGGATACGTACTCATAACCTTCTGACGTGGTTCTCGTCGCGAGTGTTCCGGAGGCGATAAGGCCAACGACTAGCGTGTCTGTCGCGAGGTTAATCAGCTTACGCCCGAGGTGATTCTGCTCGAACTTCGGCTGGAAATAAGCTGCCGCTACCATTTATGCTCCTACACCGGGTTCGCGTACCAGAAGGCACCGTTACTGTTAATGATGAAGTTAATGCCCTTGAAGACCGCCGAGTCGATCTCTGTACCGTTAATGATACCCGCGACAACGGTTCCAGCTTCAATGTTAGCAGCAGTGACAGCGCCCGCTGCTAGGTGCGGCGTGTCAATAGCGGAATTGGCGATGTTAGTTCCCGTGATAGCCGCATCCTGAACAGCATATGTTGTAACGGCTGCGGTTGCTATCTGTCCTGTCGTGACAGCTCCATTGGCGAGCTGCTCCGTATTAATGGCGTTGTTCGATATCTGAGGGGTGTTGACCGTGCCCGGAGTGATCGTCCCTCCGTTGAGGCTGCCCTGCGTAACCCATGAGAACGTGCTCGTATTAGGGTCAAACGTCCACTGCTGAGGATTGCCGAATGCCGTAGTGCCGCCCGTTGTCACGGTGGGGAACCATATATCGCCTACGTTGGGGCTCTCCGGGGGTACAGGACTGTAAGTAGTCTTGGCAACGCCGACTGAAGATCCCGTGATCTTCTCGTTCCACACCCATACGGGATGCTGAACGTCACCACCAAGAAACATGACCTGAACGGGCTGGTTAAGCGTTGGCAATGTCGTATAAGGACCAAGCGGCGGTGCCCAGTCGGTAACGGTCGTTCCGGATACCATCGGAACGTTCAACTGGAGAGCGCCCTGACCATTCGGGTCGGCATTGCTGACGACAATAGCCGGGTAAACCCCGTTCCACTGGGGCACCTGACCTTCACCGGCACTGCCGAGGTAACGCGACCCGTTGTTAAGCGTCATTTAGGCTCCATTACTAATGCCGTCACTTATGACCGCCTGGCTTGCCGATGTCCACGTGCTGCCCGATAGGGTCATGCCTACCTGCTCGGGACTGATCGTTACAACACCCTTAATTGTAGGCTTCGGACCTTGCGTGTTCCTTATCATCTCGACCTGCGTGACGAACTTGTCGTTTGTCGTAGCGACGGAGCCGCTCGATACAAGCTGGTGCCTTGTCCTCGCGAGGCACCAGTATCCCTGGTTATTCTGCGGCAAAGCGTTTCCCTGTGCGTATATCAACTTGCCCGGATACAACGACTGGTCACCGAAAAGTTCAGCCGTGCCCCCGATCCAGAACTGACTCAGCCCGTCCCAAGCCGTCTGGATCTGCTGGACCTCGGCAAGGCTGGTGGCGACACGCGTTGTGTTGTACATCGTCGGAGCGGAGCCGCCCGTGCTGGCACTGACAATCTGACCGGAACCACTTGACGTGTCGATGCCGTACACGGTACGGTTGCTTATACTTGACCCTGGCAGGGAGTCACCCCGGACGACCCTGAAGTCTCTCATCGTGTCCTGCTTGATCAGCGACTTGTCCTGCACGAAGACTGACACTCCTTGTGACTGCGACCCGGTGAAGTACACCGCTGGGTCAACGAAGTACATCGTCCCGCCCGACACATAGAATCGGTACCCGTTCTTCTGGGCGAGGTAATTCATGAACTGGAAGTCAGTCATGCTCGCCTGGGTGATATTCGTCAATGCCTGGGTTGTTGCCGGGGTTGTCACGACGCAACGGAACTTGTACTTCAAAGCCATCTGCTTAGCTACGTCGGTCGGTGTCGTCAATCCCCAGTTCTTGTTCGACATCGCGTTCATCGGCTTTGAAGTGCCGAGTATCACGTAGTCATACTGGAGGTTGTGGTCGCCACTATCGGCGTTACCGGCTAGTTCATTGTGCGCTACGTATCCGTACCATGTATTAAGGGGATTTGGTGACCTTCCCCATGATATCTTCACGGGAGCGTTGTCAGCCCACGGGGTAATGGTCGACATGGGGAACAAGCTGTTGTATTCGATTCGTACCTGGGCTATGTCATGCATTCCCCATTGCATGTCGATAGAGCAGTTGAGGATGATGTCCGTAACAGTTGTCCCGTTTACCTGGACATTCGTGGATACGGCACCTACGGGGAGAGCCATCAGGTCACCGGAATGCGTAGTAGTGTACCGATGGGCAGGTTATCCCAGAAGAGGACTTCTGGATTGGCATTGGCGATGCGCCACCACTGGGTGGCGTCACCGAGGAATGCGAAAGCGATAAGGTCAATCCTGTCGGAGGCGGATACCTTGTACGTAGTGAATGAGAATGTCTTGGCGGACGGCTCGGGCAGGATAATTGTCTTCCTGTCCTTGCTGAACAAATTGACGATTGCCAAAGTGTCACTCGCGTACCGGCTGTTGCTGACTATCATCCCGTCACCCCGTTAGCTAGCTGCTGCAACAACTGACTCTTCATCATGCTCGATTCTATCGCCTGGGTAAGCTGTGTTGCCTGGGCGATCGTGTCACTTGTCGTGTTGTAGCCCTGGTAGTTTGTCCCGACCTGGACAGCACCCTTTTCAATGTGAACGTGGATCTGACCGGCTCCGCTTCCACCGCCTGACAAGGCGCTCATCAGATGGGATGATGTCGTCCATGGTGCCTGCACCGCCTGACTTGTCTGGTGAGCGCTGAGGATCTTCTCACCGCCGCCCATCATCATCAGTTCCGGACCACGCTCACCCACCATGGCGAGACCAGGACGGGCTGAAGAAGTGCCGGAAGCATACCAGTTGTTCTTCTGGTGGAATAGCCATGCCTTCGACGGGTCACCGTAAGAGTCCTTTACGTAATTCATCATCCACAAGAACTGCGCCTGGGCATTTCCGCTGTTAGCCGCCTGCGCCTGGGCATTGGTAAGACCGAATCCCCCGTACTGGTTAGCCATGCTTCCCTTGGTGGCGTCAGTGCCGTGACCGAGCGCCTGGGCAATTCCGAATGCACCAGATCCAGCATAGTTAAATACCTTCGAGTTCCAGCTTGCCTCAGACATCTCAAGGTTCTGCATAGCTGACAGTTCCGTTGCTGATCCCCATCCGAACTGGGTCATCATCGTCTTCGCCCATGCTGGCATCGAATTAGTTGCCGCCTGCGTTCCTCCCTTGCTCGGCACCGTTGCGAGGGAAGCAGGGGCAGCTACGGTGGCTCCCTTTGCTCCCTTTCCGCCTACGGTCGATCCAACAGCAGGACCAGGGACAGCACCAGAACCGCCTCCGAGGGCACCGATGATGCCGCCGAGTGCTGTCGCGGCTGCGCCGCCTCCGAGGGCACCAGAGATCCCGGAGGCTGCTGCGTTGGATACGGCTGCTGTTCCACCGGCAGCAGACGCGACAGGAGCGGACGTAAGGACTGGGGAGAGCAGGTTCGTAAGGTCTTGGATTGCCTTAGTAGTAGCCTGCAACGCTGTCACGAAGTCGGCATTAGCTCCCGATTGCGTAGCCGTTTGCCCGGCGTTAGTCTGGGTCAGGCTTTGCAGCATCGACTGTGAAACACCATGGCTTGTAAGCCATGCCTGTGCTGATTTCTGCTGACTTCCCGTGCCATTGACGTACTGCCCGACCTGCTGCTGCATCTGCTGCATCGTGATCTGGCTGCCGCCTTGAGAGTTAAAGTTGCTGACGGCTGTATTCTGCTGAGTCCATGAATTTGCCCATTCCTGGTACTGAGTCGGTGTCATCCCCATTGCCTGCTGCATCTGGTACTGGAACAAAGGACTGTTCAAGTTGGCTGCTAGGCTCTTAGAGTCGAACGTCCCCGATGCCGAGTTGAGTCCCTGGAACCCGAACCGCGTTCCAATTGACTGAAGAACGGAAGCGGGGTTATTCGCTTGACCCGTACCATATTGCAATGGTGTCGTCCCGACGCCCATCATCCTCAAATTGTAACTCGACAACGGGCTCATGACCGACTGGGTAAGCTGAGCGGAAGACTCCATTCCGAGACCTGGGTTAGCCATGGCGAAGCTGGCAGCGTTGAGGTAAGGGCTTGTCATTCCGCCGTTGCCCGCTGCTGTAGTCCCGTACCCGATACCGGGCGTGCCGTTGACGTAGTTACTGCTGCCTACTACGCTGGACAGGATTGAAGCGCCGAACCGGGCGTCAGTAGCGTTGAGTGCCGCGTTGTTCTGCCCGTAGATACCCCCCTTGCCAGCGGAACCGAATGCCGTTCCGATAGCTGACTGGTATGCTGCACTTCCCGGTGCCGGGCTGCCACCGTAAAAGCTCGCCTGAACATACCCGTAAGTATTGATCTGAGCCTGGTTGTTCAACTGGTTGGGACCGGCGTTGAGCAGGTAGTTGCCGACTGCTCCTGCGGCAGAACCGAGGGCACTCGACATTAGCCCGCCGACAGCACCACTGATTCCTATGCCGCCACTGCCTCCAGCCATTGAGAACGGGTTGGCTCCTGATGTACCACCCGAACCATTGGCTATGCCCGCTCCGTTACCCGTCTGCCCGGAACCGGCTCCCCATCCGCCTCCGACGATGTTGTTAGCGCCTTGTGTTCCCGTCGTGAATGTCGCACCGCCCGCTTGCGTGGCACTGCTGGGTGTCGTAGTCGTACCGTTGCCATTGGTCATCCCACGGATGGCGGTGACGAGTTCATTCATCGACCTGTCAAGGGTGTCGATCGAATGCTGTAGGTCATTTGCCCCGGCGATAGGCGGCGTTGACTCGGGCTGTGTCGTCATATTTGTCCAATCGTCTTCTAGAAGTATACTGTTGGTAGACTTCAACCAGGGAGATTAAATGCCAGGACTAGTTAGCCCACGACAGTTCGGTACGGAAGCGTACTCAATTGGTCGCCTGCCGGTTCAGCAGACTCAGCTAGGCAGCTTTAACCTCCGCACGCCCGATTCAGGCAAGACACCAACGGAAGACCCGACAGAGAACCCGACCGACTCAGGAAACAGCAAGGGGATATCCGGCAGTTCAACGGCTGGCGCAGGAGCGGGAGCCGCCGCTGGCGCGGGTGCAAAGGCAGGAGCTAAGACAGGAAGCAAGAGCTTCATGCAAACTCTTGAAGAGCCACTTAGCGGTGTCAGCCAAGGCTTGGGTAACTTCGAAAGGTCAGCCGCCCGCAAGGTTGGTCAGTCCATCTGGGATGTCACGTCACCGAGTTCAGCCGTTGGGCACGTGGTATCAAACGTGATGAACTTCGGCAACCCGTTCCCGGCTGGCTCGCCGGGCGGTGCTCCCGTTAATTCACAGCAGTTCGGCAAGGTGGGCGAATCTACTGCCAAGTCTGCTGTCGGAGAGCCAGAGGGAGGCTTCTCAGGGTTCGTCCAGACCGCCGAGAGTGCTGGTTCAAAGGTAGGCTCAGCTCTCGCTGATGTAGCCGACGCACTCTTTTAAGGGTTGCCGATCGTAGCGCTGGACGAGAAGTTGCTCAGTCCGAACTGCTGGTTGAGAACTCCCTGGTTGGCAGCACTTGTGCTCAACGCGGTGCTCTGATAGGGTGAGTACATCGTGAAGCTGATCTGGATCGAGCACTGACGGGGAACCATGTTCTGGTTGAAGCTCGTGTAGTCAACACTGAAGGCTGATATCGTGCCGTAATAGGCTAGCTGGCTTTGCAGTGCGTTCGCGCCGGATGCTACCTGGCTGCCGAAGTAAGCCCACGACATGACCTGAGCCATTGGTGATAGTGTCTGACCCTGAGGGATCGTGCTGGCTATGGCTGTCGTCTCACCGATGCTGACCTGGCTGAGCATGCCCGTAAACTGCATCAACTGAAGCACGTCCGCCTGCACCCCGATGACGCCCGGATCATTCATTGATGACGTTGACGCTGCTCCAGCGGCTAGCTCGTACGTCCTGTCGAAGTAAACCGTCCATGAAGCCGTCTGGTTCATCGGCATCGCATTGATGTTCGACGCTCCCTGGTAAGGATACTGCTGCAAGATCTGTGCGGTCGTGTCACCGATGGCGAAGTTGGAGATGATCTCACTCGGGTTGAACAGGTAGTTGAATACTGCCCTTCCGGTGCCTCCCGCGCCGCCCGTGTAGTTCAAGTACCCGCCGTTGGCTGCATCCCAGATCATGTATCCCTTTTGAAGAACAGGGTTCTGACCTAGCGGCTTGATCGCGGGGAAGCGCAACTGACTTGCGAACGGAGGCTGGTTGAGAAGAGCCTGCGAGGTAATGGTCGTTGTCGAAGTGCTAGCCATCGTTACCCGGTGGTTTCTCTCGTGCTATTAGGGCATCCGCCCACGCGATCCAGTGACGGCGCTCTCGGGGCGACATATTCATGATCTCACGGTAAGACCAGCCCTTATAGTAATGCGCTATCGCTCCGACATCATAGATAAGACGCTTATAATCGAGACCGTCAAAGGTTTCTGACAAGCTCACGAAACAAGTCTCCCACCCCGAGTGCGAAGCTCACCTCATTCTTGCACTCCGCATGGGTGAACTCGATCACCGTGAACCTCGGTCCCGGCTGCTTGTCTAGAATGGCATTGACAATGCTCGCCCGGTCGGGTATGTTCAACTTAGTAATGAACGACGGCTCTTGCTGGACACGGACAGTCACGCCCTTGGCATCGGTCAAGGTTGAGACGCAACGCCGCAGCATCTCAGAGTTAATCTCTGCCTTCGTCCAGTTCGGGTCGGCTAGGTAGGCAGCCTCATCATTGCCGGTCGGGAAGCGGGCTAGCGCTGTTCCTCCCTTGCGGAGGCGGACCTCAACCCACCCGTCCTTAGCCGGGTCGGTTAGGCGTACACGCTCAAGATCCTTCCTGAGGTCGAAGCTGATGTCGCTACTGCCATGGCAGTAAGGGCATACCCACCCGTCAAGAGTGAATGTGTTGCCGTACGTCGCATTCCTGATCGCTATTGCTATCTCATTCCTGTCACCGACGAACAACTGACCAAGTAGCTCGGGCGTAGCCGGAAACTGACCCAGTGCTACCGTACCTCGCGTGATCAGCGTATCGAGGAAGTGGGTAGGGTCGGATGACTTAATCGCCCTTGAAAGGGCTTCCTCGTCAGATCCCGTAAGCTCCCTGACAGTCGCCTTCCTGATGACCTGACCACTGTGGATCAGACCACCCGGAAGGTCAACAAGGTCGTCGGGAACGTCATCGGCAAGGGGCAACTGGTCAATGCCTTGCGCTCTCGCGCTGAGGCTGTTAGCGAGAGCCGGGTCAGCCAGAAGCTCTTCCCGGGTCCATTCCTGCTCCATTTAAGCTCCTAGTTAAGTTAGAACGATGCCGCATTGCCCGTGTACGTCGTCGCCAAGTGGAAGTCCCACCCTTCGTGCGCAAGGGTTACCTGGCTGATCAATAGCTGGTTGGCACCAGCGTCGAGGTCGCTGTATGAAAGCTGGCTTGGCCATGCGTTATACACACGGTACCATCCGGATACGGGAGCGGCAGCGCCGGTCACGGGGTGACCCAGAACCTGAATGTCAACGGTTCCCCTGAAGTCAGAGCCTACACCATTCGGGAACTGAGCAGTATCGGGGCTGTTCGGGGTGACGGATGCGTTATTCGTACCCTGCATAACCTGGAATAGCTGCTTCAGCCATGCTAGTTCATAAGGCATTCCAACGGCAACACCCTTAGTCAGCACGATAGGTGCGAATTCAGCCTGCCCCGGAAGCTTCTGGGTCGTCGTGTTCATCGCGCCGTCACGGTAAGAGATGACACTGACGGTGACACTCAGCCCGGATACGGACATGAATCCAACCGTGATGGGAGCACCCGCAGGAGGCGTGATCGCCACTGTGAACTTAAAGTTCCTCAGCGGGTCCGTCGCAAGACGGGAAGTCGTAGTCGTCTGGACTACCGAGGTGGTTGCCATTTTGCTCCTTACGAGCTAATAGAGGTCGTTCCCCCAGAAACCATCTGAGAGAGATTGATAACTACGAACTCAGCGGGAGCAGCAATCGCTACGGCTACGGAAGCATTTACAATGCCCGCTTGGATTGTCGCAGGAGTGTTAACGGTACTGTCACAAATTACGACGAATGCCTGATCCTGCACCTTACCGTATAGCAGACTAGCTTGCATCTGCTGCAACAGGTAGTTGGTAAGGACAGTGGAAATCGACTGCCACAATTGCGGCGTGTTGTTCTGGAAGATGGCGAAGTTGGTCAGGTAAACCATATCGTGGGCGATCTTCATCAGCGTACGGCTGATGTTGATGTAACGGCTCGGGTAAGCAGCGGCAGTCGTCAGCCCTCCGAAGATGCAGAAGCCGACACCAGAGACGAGCCTGATCGGGTTGACCTGTGCAGACTCAAGGTTGGCGAGGTCGGTCGGGCTGAAGTACGCTTCTAGCTGCGATGCGACGACGGTCGCGCCGATGCCAGCGGGAGTCTGCTGGACTCCGTTGATTGCGTCATTCTGCGAGATCAGACCTAGTACGGCACCTCCCGGTGGTACCCACTTGGTAGCCGCGACAGATGCCGAAGCCGGGTCCTGAATGCTCAGCCATGGACCGTAAATGCCCGCGTACTGGCTTGAGTTGATGATCGACCCGCCGCCTCCTTGCGTCAGCGCGGTATAAAGCGCTGCCACGCTGCTGCTCGTAAGGTTACCGCCACCGAATGGTCCGTCGAATACCACGAAGACGCTGCCGAGACCAACAGCCCACGCAATAAGCTCATTAGCGAGGGTGAAGTTATACGCATTGGATGCCCCGTTGTCCTGAAGGTCAGGAAGGTTGACGACAAGCTGCTGGTTTGTCAGCGTCGCGAGTGTCCCCTGGTTCCACGCAACACTCGGAACCGACGTACCGGAAAGGACGTTGAACAAATCCATCGGGGTGGTTCCGTCACTGCCCGCGACGCTTGACACAACGACAGGCTGGCTTGGTCCCGCTGGGGTATTGAGGGCGATCGGAGTGGTGAATGCGATCGGGTCGGATGTTCCCTGCACGTAAGACGCTGGCAATCCGGAGATCTTGATGAAGCTCGACCCGGTATTGGTCGAGTTGATAAGGCTCGGCGCGTACCTGCTGGCGGCGGGGTTGACACTGACGCCGTTCCAGCTCTCGACAAGGTTGCTCGGCTGGGTACCGCCGAGGTAAACCTGGAGGTTGAACAATGTCGTGGTCGTGCCGGAAGTCGGAGTTACATATACGTAAATCGTGTTGCCGTAAGTGCCAGGGTTCCTTGATGTGACAGTGAACGCCGGGACGCCCGTCGTATTGGCTACGGGAGGGTTGGCACCAGTGTTCGTCACCGTCGTAGAGATAGTGAGGTTCGTTCCGATCGCGGTCGGGCTGCCTACAGTCTGCTGGCGCGTGTAAGTACTGCCGCCAGCCTGGGTAACGTACGCGTACCATCCGGTCGCACCCGCCTGAGTCGCCGGGCTCGTGATGACGATCTCACCAGTCGAAGCCAGGACAGAGGTAGTCGAAGGGGAAGCTGTCGTCTCGCCAGCCGCGTCAACGTAAGTGACTTCTACCTTGTACGTACCCGAGGCTAGCGTTCCCGTTCCCGTCGTCGGCGTGACAACAGGAGCAGTCGGCGCAAGGAGGTTACTTCCGGTGACATCGGCGACGACGAGGCTAGCCTGAATCGCGTCCGAGTTGGGAACGCGAAGGACGAAGCACCCGGTACCACCATTGGCAAAGTACTGGTATACAGCGTACGGAAGGTATGAGTTCGAAGCGGTGCCGAAGCCACCGAACTGAGTCATGAACTGCTGCCACGACGTGATGAAAGTCGGGACAGTCGGACCAGCATTGTAGTTCGCGACGAAGCATCCCACCGGCTGACCCGGAATGGTGCCCGAGTTAGTAGCGATTGGCGCTAGCGTCTGGTTGACATATACGCCTGGGCGCGAGTAAGCTACCATCAAGCTCTCCTAGTTCTGAATGTCTGTACTGCTTTGGAGACCGGCACTGAAGTAGCCGGTGTTCTGGGCAATACCGGCAGGTGATGCAAGGTCAATGTTGCCCGGATCGGAATATACCGAAAAGTCAATATCAACGGTGGTCACAGGAACAAGTGTACCGCCGAAGTAAATGCTGCTGTTAACGTACTCGGGTAGTTCTGAAAATACACGCAACCTGTATACGACCTTGAAGAGGCGCTTACCGTCCTCGTCGGTACCGTATCCCTCTTCGGGACCACCAAGTAGCCTCATAGTCCTCAATGTCCCGTCCTGAGGGACAAGGAGCGCGCCGATCTTGGCTGGCAGTCTCGTCAGCGTAGCCAACTGGGCGACTAGGGGCTGTACCTGCGTCGACCAGAATCTGGCATAAAGGGTGATCTGGTAGTCAAGGTTGTAAGGAGTCGGGGCATAGAACGCATAATACGGGCTCGTCGCCGGGACTACCTCCTGATTCTCAGTAGTCCATGAAGCTGACCCATCGGGAGCATAAGGCAACTGGTAGTTGACACCCGCCTGCATCCTGTCCTGGTCCGGGTAGATGCCCGCGTGCTCGATGATGATCACCGGATACGTAAGGTTAGCCAGCTCGTCATTGGGCAGGCGGTACCGGACATCGACGTCCCTGCCATCGGGAGCATTGGCGTCGAATACCTGCAATCCTTGCAGCCTGAATTTAAGCCGCTAAAAGAGCGGCGTCCTCATTAAGGAGCCAACTCATCTTGCATCACCCGCCTATGCTGCTCGACGTAATCAGCAGCCGATCGTAGGCGGGCAGTGTTGTCTCTGCTCCAGCCAAGTGTGAAGTTACATGAAACACATAGAAGTGCCCGTGTGCATCGTCCGCATGATCTGCTATTCGGGCAGCAAGAGTGATCGTGGTCAATCTGTGGGACATTCATGTTCTCATCACAGACCGCACACTTTCCTTTCTGCTCCGATAGCCTTAGATCATACTCTACTTTACTCATATTATGCCATCTAAGCTGGCTATTTAGCTTGGCACACGGATGGCAGTAAGCCTGGTAGCCTCCGGACTTCTTACTGGCAGACTTACCGAAGTTATCAAGGCTCTCGTACTTTTTGCAGAGTGAACACCAACGAATATGGGGACGAGGGTTAGTGAATATGCCGAGAGGAGTCACAAGAACCGTAGCACCAAGCCCTTCTATCTGTTTTTTGAGCTGCTTCTCGGACACCCCCAGCAATGGTTTGAGCGTCTTGTAAGTTCCTATCATCCCGTCCGGTGCAAAGTTTCCCGACTCAATGAGTTCCTGTAGCGTGTTCATGAGAAGATCCTACCATAAACATGCCTTACAGGGGAAGCATTACTGCGTGCCTCCCCCGATCTGAGTCACGGGTCCGTTCGTCGTGTATGCGCCGCCAGGTGCCCACTGAGCGAACTGAGTGTCCATGACTAGCTCGTCGGGCTTGCACTGAGTCGTGCTAATGGATACGATGATGTCACGACGCTGGATCTGTCCCCGGATTGACATCTGCTGGACACGGAATACCTTGCGGTCGTAGACGATCCTGTCTTTCAGGTAGTTGCCCGTCATGATGTCGGCATAGTCCATGCCCGCTTGCAGCAACTTGTCGAACGCGACGATGAGTTCAGCGTCGTCGTTGTAGTAGAAGCCGTACTCACTATCCTCGTTGGCACCTTCGACATGCGTGATGTGCAATGTTTGGATGCGGAACGGGGGAAAGTATATGAGCCCGTTACCCGCTGGCTCGTCATAAACGTCGTGAATTTCCGAATGGTAAGGATCAAAACGGTAATAGTCACACCAGTCACCGTCTACGACCTGCCAACCGGAAAGGGCACCGAGGATCTTGTCAGTCTCATAATCAGAGTTGAACTTGCCGCGCTTATAGTCGAGGCGACTCATTGATGTTCACCACCTGACCGACACTGGGAGCGTCAAAGCTGGCGGACTGCCAGTTATTACACACAGCGTAAGGCTCTATCATGCCGGAAACGAGATCACACGATCCCCATTTGAACATAACGCAATTCTCGCATTGAAGTTCATTTGGTGACACTGATATATACCCGGCAGTTAGCTTGTCGATCATGTTCCCCAGTTTCCATTCCAAAGAGGGCTGGGAACACCAGATACATCGTCGTTCCTGTGGTCAACAGGAGGAATCTGCCGTTGCGGGTACCTGTGATCATCGTACTCACGCGGACGGAACAACGGGACGAGCCTTCCGGTCGTCTTACTCGTGCGGCGCAACTGCAATACCTCGCTCCGGTACAGACCGACGTTGAGTTGCCCGCAATAATCCATGTAGCGGAGCGTCATCGCCTGGATCTGCTCCATGATGTGGTTATACCGGGTCGTCCTGTCGATGACAGTTCCCTCAGCCGTCTGGACGTTCGAATCGGTAGCGGCGTCATTGGCGAGTGCCCAGAACGCATTAACCACGGTTAGCATCTCTACCAGTGGCTCTTCCAGCGCCGGCAAGTTTTCCAGTGTCTTCGGGGTCTCACGGTACGTAATGAAGCCGCGTGCGTCCCTGTACCGCTCCTCGACTTCTGACCCGGCAGTATGCTGGTTAACTGACTCGATGGCAATCCTGGCTAGCTCATAATCGGAGAACAAGCTCCAAGCGCACCCGGTAATCAGCAATGTCGCATTCAAAGGGATGGGGGCACCGAGGAATACCTGACCGATCGATGCATCCATTCGGTAAGCGATAGTGGTATCGTCACGCCATTGCGCCGTCGTATTGCCCGGGACGGGAGTGTCGTTGACGTTAGTTTCCAATGAGGTAAAATAACTGTCCTCGAAGGTAACTTGCTGCCCGGTTGTGTAAGTCACGGTCGAAGACCAGGGCTGTGCGAATGAGAAATCGGTCAGTACCGTTTCGACGGAGCCGTTGACAACTGTCACTCCGAGAACGGTCTGCCGGTTGATCTCTTGCTTGGGCAGGTCATACCAGACCGTTTGCCCGTCTCCGAGAGCCGTCGTCCGGAAAGGCATCGCCGGGTCACCTATCTGAAGGCGGACCCTGTGGATAAGGTCACGAAGCCTCATGACGCTCCTATGAAGACGTGCTCGGATACATAAACTGCCAGCGATCTGCCGCCAACTGCTGCATGTTTCCCTGAATGGGCTGAGCGACCGCACAATCTATTGTAACGGTTGCCGACAGTTCCTGAAGGGCAGCTATGGCTATCTGGGTTGTCTTGTCCATTAGCTGTTCGTCCCGAAGCTCGTGTAGAGGATGAAGGAAGCTGACGAGGCGGGAGTGCCCGTTGCCGTCCTCCTGACCCACAGAGCGGCTACCTGGCGTGGCAGGATGTCACCCAGCACGACACCTCCCGATAGTGACGCTGAAGGTCCAGCCCACGTGCTGACGCCAGCAGGGGCTATGTACGGGCTCGATACGGACACAGCCTGAGGGGTACTGGACGTGTAGCCGCTCGGTGGTGTAGGATCGGCACCGATAGCCCACGTGATCGCGTTCGATACGACACTGCCCGTGGGAATCCAGGCGGTCGCCGCCGTCAGCGTCGTCACCGTGTCGGAATTGTAGACGAACAAGCACTGGTAGTCCACCTGGTGCTGTGCGTTCTGTGGTCCCGTCGTATCCGGGAAAACGTTGTTCTTAGTGACGGACAAGTCTACCTGCGTGGTCGAGCAGAACAGCCCGTTCGAGTTGTACACCGTGCCGGGCAACGCATAACCGGCGACGGCATTCGGTGCTGCCAGCAAGTACTGGACTGAAGCTGTCGAGAACGTCATTACGTTAGCCCGATCTGGAACTGACCAGGAGCGACCTGGATAGACTTCGTAGCCAGAACCTGCTGAGGCACGGGCACTATCCACAAGTACATCAGCAGCCCGTTGTTGACAGTCGATGCGATCGGAGTGTCACTGCTGTCGTCAACGCGGGGGACCGCCATCAGAGCCGCCCAAGATACCTGGGCAGCCTGGTTAGCCGTATACGGACCGAAAGTAGCCGTGCCCGTATTCGAGATGACTGACGGGATCGCCGCCGTGCCAACGGTCATCGGGAAGGGCTGGCGAAGGTAGCCCGTCGTAGTATCCTCAAGGGCAGCGGCTTGCTGGATTGTCTGGACAAGCCCGCCGCCTGGTCCGCCCGTAGTCGGGTCGGATACCAGCAGGGCGAGGTACAAGTCATAAGGACCAGCAACCCAGGTCGAAGTAAAAGGGTCATACACGTAGATCGCATTGCCAGCGGATGTATTGATCCACTCCTGCCCCGGAATCCAAGATCCGGGTGCCGACGCACCTACGAATGGTTTCGCCTGACCGGATAGCTTGTTCGCTAGGAACTGTGCTCCGACCTGAGTTAGCTGTCCTGCCATGTCACGTCCTGCAATAAGTAACGATTGGGCTCTGCCAGTAAGGCTGCGGAAATATCCAGCCCTGCTGTTGCGGGGGAAGAATAATCGGCTGAGGCAGGTCATCGATCCTCGTTACCTTGAGAAGCGTGATGTCAAGCTCAAGCTGCCTGATCTTATCTTTCAGCGCGGTGATCTCTTCCGCGCACTCTTCAGTAGTCAACGAGGTACCCCAGGAATTCCAGGTGATCGGCTAGGTCTCTATCGACCGTGTACCACCTGCCACGCTCGAAGTTGTAGTTGTTGAGCCCGCCGATCCTGGCTGGCTGCACTACTACGCCGTCCTTGATGACGGCATCAGACAAGATGCTCTTTCCGAAGGTCATGTCCTGAATGTCGTCATTGACGCGGATACGCCGGGTCGGGACTTCGACACTGACTTCCTCGATGACGACTTCCCCGTCTACCTCGACTTCCTGTGGTGCCTGGCGGTGAGTCGAGTAATCAACTTCGGTAGTCCTCTTGCGCTCTGCCTCTGCCTCTAGCTCCAGCTCGATGTCGCTGCGCTCCTGTGCCTTCTTGGCTGCTGCTTCCTTAGCTAGCTGCTGCCCACGGAGACCCGTGAAGTCACGAGGGTTCTTCTGCTGTGTGTTCGTGCGTGGTGGCATGTCTATCCCCTAGTCTTGTACGATTTGACGTTCCTAGCTTAGCACTTGACAGCCTTCTGCCTGGGGTGTAAGATGGTGTCAGACCCCAAGGGAGAAGACATGACAGACGCCACGAAGCAGCAAACCGCATAGCGGCAGGAGCCTTCAGCGTGCAGTGGCGCTCTGCCTGATTCTTTCGGTGGAGCACACACGAGTCTTCCCACCAGAATCAACTGCACAGAGCCCCGGATTTACGAGTCCGGGGCTCTTTTAACTTTACAGGAGGAATCATGATACTACTAGCAACAGCAGCAGCCGTCACAGGCGGGCTGAACATCTTCGGATTTAACATCGGAATCCCGGTGATCATCGCATTCATCGTCGGATACTTCTCAGGAAAGAAGTGGGGTTAAATGTCACCACTTAGAAGGCGTCCTGACCCTGAGCCAGTACCCGCCCCTCCAGGTAAGATGACCTTTACCTGTACGGGGTGTGGTGCTACATACGACACATTGGACAAGGCTGTAGCATGCGCTAACAGCCATCCCGCACCTAAGAGGGACTAATGTCACAAACACAGCACTGCGGAGACAGCTCCGTTCATACCGAGCACAGTTATAGCCGCACCGTCTACAACAAGAAAACCCGGCAAGTGGACATCGTGTACTACTGGTTCCCAGGCACGCAGAGCAGCAACGGTCACTAAGTAGGAGGTGCAATGCCAAGAGGATGCACTAAATGCACGCCCGACCGGCGCGGCAACTGCCAGTCCGGTTGCGACTGCTCCAGTTGCGAGGGCAGCCTCGACAGGGCAGCTGGTGCCTTCGGCGGTCGGCGTAAGAGAGCCGACGCCGGGCAGTCACGCGGAACGGATCGCGGCGGACTCAAGAAGGGGAGCAAGCTCCCGATTGAGCGCATGTCAAAGAAGGATGCCGATAATTTCATCAAGCAACAAGGCGACCAGGTAACCGGGGGTGGCAAGAAGCGCCACTATGAATTCGAGCCTGACCCGAACAACCCGGACAGCGGAACGCTGATCTACGTGAAGGACGAAGACTAGGAGGCACAGATGGGATGGGGAAAGAAAAAGGAAGAACCGGCGAAGGAACCCGCACGTACTCCGGGCAGGTCTGACAATCACGCGCACTCATATACGCAGCTTGTCAGTGAGGTAACGGGCTACCACGCCGGGCACAGGGTAAGAACTACTGTCAAAGCCTGCTCTTGTGGTCTTACGAACACGACCACGGTTGACGGGTCGTAGGCTTTTAGTGTTACGATACCCGCAAGGCAAGACAACGGAAACAGGAAGTGGTTTAAGTGAGCCGAAAAGGCGGACCTCCGCTAGTACCAAGGAACCGCTGCAAGACGTGCGGTTGCGAGCACGGTTACGGCTGTACTTCATGTGGCTGCATGTGCGCCAAGACTGACAAGGAGAAGTGATCATGCTGCGGGTCATGATGAAGTGCGAAGAATGTGGTGCCAGCGGAGATTGCGACTGCTGGGCATGGAAAAGGTAATCGCACGGGTGTATGACTGGCTTGACGATCAGTTCTGCACGTTGGCATTCTTCGGGTACCGCCCGCCCTGGTACAAGGAATGGTGGACTCGCGGCAGGTTTACCGGCAGGTGATCCGGGTATAACCATGACAACAGAAAGGAACTGTTATGGCTGATACATTCGGAACACCGAACGAGCAGGACCAGGATCGCAGGGACCAGGAAGCCCGCGATGCCCAGGCACGTGATGAGCGTGACGCTAACGGCAACCTGATCCGCACTCCCGAGGAAGCACGCGCACAGCGTGAGAGCGACGTCAAGGGCGACCGTCTCAACGAGAAGCTAGCGCCGCTCGACAAGCGTGTAACCGCGCTTGAGCAGGCTATGCTCGAACTAGGTCGGTTCTTCGACGGAACGCACGATCCTCACGGTGAGAAGATCCACCCAGAGGTCGGCTTCATCATCAACGACCATCTCCGCAGGTAAGACCTGAGTTGACATGCCCCGAGCCTTTAGGTAGACTCGGGGCATGAAACTTTTTACAGCAGAAGAGTATTACGATCTTCACCAAGACATGCCGCGTAATAACCACGTCATGGTTGCCGGTGACGGCGAATGGCTGGGAGATGTCAGTCAGTCAGATCATGACCCCCAGTACTGGACGATCATCGCGATTAAGGACCATGGCGACCTCATTTCGTTCGCTTGCCCGCTGTCTTCGATCTATGAGATCTTCGAGGCGAACTTCCCCGGGCAGTAGCTTGACACGCCCGGCATGACCTAGTAGGCTTCAGTCATGGACTACTACGGAAGCATTAACCTCATCATCGGCAACGCCGTCCTTGCATGCCCGATGGGCGAAAACGACGCCGAAGCCGGAACTGTAGGTGAATACCTCGTCAAGCTGCTCCGTCTCGTATGGGAAGAAGAAGAGGGATTCGACGGGAAGCGTCCATTCGGTAACTCCGGATGGAAGTCAGAAGTTTACAAAGCCCTCGTTGAGGCGAACTTGATCAAGGGAAAGATGACAGACGGCTACCTCGAAGACTATGACGAGGCAGAGGCGGACAAGCTGATCGACCTCGCGATTGACGCGATGTTATGCCGCCGCGTGGACGTGAAGAACGCCCAAGCCCGCAGCCTGGAAGGGGTTCCGGACCAAACGGCGGACCAGGCAGGGGAGACCGGGGCGGGTCAGCAGCAGGAAACAGGGGACCGGGGACGCAACCCTCTGCGCCGCCATTGCCACCTCCACCGAGACAAGGAAATTAGAGGCACTTGTGAACGAGTATGAGCGAGCCCTGGAAGATTTCTGGAGGGATGAGGCTCTTAACGATCCTGACGACCCCGTAGGAAAGCACATCGCTTACATAGAGGAATCGAATGCCCGGATACTCGGGTACATGCCCAGGAGGGCATTCGAATCCCAGGAAGCTTACGAGGCACGGGTACCCGAAGATCAGAGGGGCGAGTACTAACCTAGCCGGAAAACTGAAAAAGCCCGGCGAAAGCCGGGCTTGACAGTAAGACTCTGCTGGGATAGGGTGGTACTAGTTGGTACGGGCGATCACGACAGCCTGGTCGGTGATAAGACCAAGACCCCAGATCGAGTACCACGCAAGACCGTGCTCACGCCCGTAGTCGAGGATACCCGCGTCACGAAGCTCAACCGGGAGGCTGATAGCGTGACCGAAGGCGTTGTCCCCGATGAAGATCGCGTCATAGTAGAGCGATGTCGGTGAACCGGTGACGCTCGGAAGGTTGTTCACGAGGTCGTTCCACACCTGAGTCGTCTCGATGAACACGATGTCGTTGATGCGCCCGATTTCTCCGAGCATGAAGTTGCCCGGTGCCGCGTACTTCGTGACCTCGGTCCAGCTCGGGTCGTCACGAAGCTGACGTGACTGGTGAGGGTGAACGAAACCGACGTAGGCGTCGCCTAGCCTCGGGACGTTCTTCGTCGCAAGGGTTTCAGCGACATCCTTGGTGACTGATTCAGTCATCGCGTAGTTACCAGCAGCTAGACTCTGTGAACTAGTACCGGGAACACCGTGGTCATACGGGCTCAGAGGAGTACGAACAGCGCTCGCGAGAGCAGGCTTGTTGTAACCGTAAAGGAGAGAAGTTGCCTGGCGCAGGGTGTCACGGGCTGAACCGTCAAGATACAGCGCCATGTTCCTTCCGAGAAGACGTGCCGCGCTCGCCATAACGTCATCAAAGGATGCGTTGAGCAGAAGCTCGGTAACGGCTACGGCGAATCCCTGCTCAGCTACGGAGATGTCGAACTGAGAAGCGGTCAGTGCGACCGGCTCAAGACGGACACCTTCAACAAGCTGAGAAGCAGCCGGTAGGTTGTTGTAACGCATGAAGTGAATCGTGAGTCCTGGTTGTACACCAAGCTCCGTCTTCTTTACGGCGAACTGCTCAAAACGCAGCACGGGCATCGCCATAAAGAGGATTTCCTTGCTCCATAGCTGCTGAATTGCAGGGCTGAGCTGGCTGTTCGCACCGGAATATCCGGTTGGGGCACTCGCCAGGAAGTTAGTACCCGTGATCGATGATCCTGCCATTGATTATCCTTTGCAATCTGATCCGGCAGGCAGTCGCCCTGCCAACATTTATGAGTATAGAGCAGAAAGTAGTTACTGTGTGATTTTAGTCAAACAGTCCTTTGCCCGATCCGTTTGGCATGTTGATCCTCTGCCTGAGAGCAGCGAACTCGCTCATTGACATGCCCTGGATTTGCTCTGCGGTCAACTGCCGGTCACCCGGAGTATCTAGCGGACCCTGAGCGTTGACACCAGCGGCAGGGGCTACACCCGGCATCTGGCTGCGCTGGCGGACACCCGCGTTGCGCACGCCGTCAGCGATCTGCTGGGTCTTAACCTTGACTCGCTCGATCGAAACCTCGACCGCCTCTTGAGTGTCACCGTCGATAAAGTCGATAAGCTCGGGAGCGATGTTGTCCTGCTCTTCATTGATCCTGCGCTGGACGTAAGCCTGAAGGGCGATCATCTCATTCTGCTTCTGAAGAAGAGCGACCTTGACTTCCTGGTCCTGCTGAAACTGCTGGAACCGGGCATTCATCTCTTGCTCGCGCTTGGCGATAAGCTGCTCAGCCGATAGCTTTGCCTCTTCCGCCTTCTTGCGCTCTGCTTCGATAGCTGCCTGACGGTCAGCCTCAAGCTTCTCAAGCTTCTTCTGAGACGCCCGCAACTCCTTCAGTTCATCAGCCATCGCGTCTGTCTGCTGAAGCTTCGGGTAGAGCTTGTCCCGTTCCTGTGTCCTTGCCTTGTTGAGCATTTCATCTACCTGCTCCTGGCTGTAAAACCTTGTGTCAGCGGCGGGTGCAGGTGAAGCCGGTGGAGTTGCCGTGTCATCAACTAGCGGTGTCGTCATTTCATTTCCTTTTGTCCGAGTAAGCCACTTGTCGTAAGTCTACCTTCTATTTGTCGTAACCTGGGTTGTCCTGGTCGGCGGAAGGGATTCGCCTCTGGGCGAGCTTTGTACCGAATGCCTGGGTAACCAGGTCACGAAGAATCATATCGGATGATCCGGCGATGGCGCTCGTGATGTCACCAACGCCTGGTAGCTGAGGAAGGACGCCCGTAGCCTGGCTGCCTACTGTCGGCTGCTTGTCAGTAGTCTTAGTCGTCTTCGTCCCGTCGGGCTTCTTGGTTGTCGTCTCCGAAGTCTCGCCGCCATCGACAGGCGTTCCTGCTCCCTCTGGAATTATTCCGGTGAGAGCGATGATCATGCTGTCGATCTGGGTCATCAAGATCCGCTTCGCAGCGTCCATCTTAGTATCGTTCAACTGCTCGCGGAATAGCTCCTGTAGCTTCTCGTCAGGGAACTGCTCACCGAGCTTCCTCAGTGCGCCTTCCTTGCTCTCGATGCCGAGCATCAATTCTGCCTGGATCTCGTTCAGAACGACAAGCTGGTCCTGTGGCAGAGGCGGCGGGAAGATGCATTCGATGTTGTACACCTGAGGATCGAACGGGTCAAGCCCCGGCTGCTGGTCATCGGTCATGATGCCCTGAGTCATCTCGTTATACATCGCCTCGTCGGGCTCGAAGAAGAGCAGTGTCTTCAGTGCCATCTGGCTGATCTTACGGATGCCGTTTCCATACTGGGTCGTCTTCAGATTGTACTTCTGCATCGTCGGCATGTACTGGATAGCCAGGGCTACTCCCGATGTATTGCTGATCTGCTGCTCTTGCCCTAGTGCAGTCTGAGGTACGCCCGTTATTTCATGCATCCACAGCTTGATCATCGACATGAACTCGATCGCGGGAGCGAGACCTTCGACGCCACCCGTAAGGTTCTCTACGCGGGCATCCTTCTGCGGGATAGCCCACACCTTGCTGGCACCCATCTCAAGGCTCGAAGCTTTCGCGCCTGTAATGATCGTGACAGGAGCGGTGTGGTAGTTGATGATGTCAAGGATGTCCGTGGCAAGTTCGTTGAACGTCCGGTTCAACGGGATGATGTCGATGACGTCGGACAAACCCCAAGGGCTCGCCGCTACCGGCTTGTTAGCGATGTGGACAATCGGTATAAATCCTAGTGGGTTAGGTCGCCTGTCGATCAACTCATCATTGATGTATTCTTCGATGTACTGGTTGGTGATGATCTCGACATAAGTGTTGACCATCCTCGTTCCCTCTGGAGAAGTAGCCCAGAAACGGTACTTCAATTTGAACCGGAGCAGGCGGTCCTTGTCATGAGGGTGCCACTCGGGGAAACAGAAGCTAGGGTTGAGAGGCAGGATGCGGACACGCCCGTTGACCGGCTCTCCCGTAGCTTCATTGACATAAGCTGGCTCATAAGCTACCTTGACAAAGCAGTCACCGTAGACACTGCCGAGGTTGCCCATCCCCCACAAGAGTTCATTCTTGCGGTTATCCTGGTTCCAGATCCTGTCAAGTAGCGCGGGCGTGATATGCGTGAACATCGGGTCAACCTTGAACATCACCGACTTGCTGAACGTGAAGTTCGTCAGGTAGTCGCTGAAGGTTGACACGTAGTTTGCGGTAAGCTGAGGCTCGCCCGGAGGGCGACGATATGCCCAGTGGTGACCCAGGTAGAACGCCGCAGCATTGGCGTAACGGGTGAGGCGGGGACCGTGTATTTCGAATTCCTCGTCACTAAGCTCGATCAGACCCAAGGGAGACACTGAAATAGCAAGGTCTGATCCCGCTGCCCTCATGCTCGGGCTAATAAAATCCAGCGCCATGTGTGTCCCCAAGATCGATTGGTCTGTAGCTAGTCTACAGGACTTGACAACTAACCAGGAGTTGATAGACTGTGCATATGAAACTACCAGACTTCATCAAGAGATTTGGCTCGGTTGAGCCCGACATGACAGTCACGGAGGAATCCTTCCTGCGTCGCTGGCGTGAATGGGCTTTCCGTGCCCTCGCTCTCCTGATCGTCATGATGACGGTCGTCAGCCTGTCCGAGTCGTTCCACGGACTGTACGAGTGGTTCGTCCTTCACGGCGTCGGAGGTAACTGGGGTTACATCGCCCCGATCGCCATCGACTTCGCGATGATTATCGGTGAACTGGCTATCTTCACCGCATTGACAGGAAAGTGGCACTGGAAGAAGAGGCTCGTTCCTTGGAGTGCGGTCTTCCTTGGGTTCAGCGCTAGCGTCGCCGGTAACATCGGTCATGTTTACGCTCATCACCCGTTGCCATGGGATCTGACGGCACTTGTCTTTCCCGTCGCCGCTGCATTCGGAATCCTCATAGGGTTCTCAGTTCTGAAGAGCCTCGCCCGCGAGCGTTCGGATAAGGCACGCCAGGTAAGGTATGACATGACTGCGGAAGTCATTCCGAATAAGCCTGACAAGGCGGCGCTCCACCCGGACCAGGTGAACAAGGGGATTGATGCCCTGATCCCTCCCGTGCCTGCGATCGAGCGTCCAGCGGAGCAGGTTGCCTATGCTGCCGCGCCCGTTCCAGGGTCAACGCAAACTACGTGGACAGAGATAGACCCGAGGGACGCCCGTCTAAGAGGGGCAGACCTAAACGTAAAGCTCCGAAACACAGGTCAGCAGCCAGTGCTCGTTGACTAGAAGTCGTCAGCGACATTCCCCGCTCGTGTCTTACGGCGGGGAATGTTCTGGTTTGGCGGGGCATAAGTAAAGTCACGTGTTGACTGAGCGAAACGCTCACCATCGGGTGTCCTGTTGGTCGAGTGGTTCAGTGTCGCCCTCTTGCCGTTCGGGTATACCGGCATGTGCTGTTCAGCTACCGTGCGAGCCATATGGGTAGCGATGCCGTTCCCCTGGAAGTCAGGATCTACGTAGACACTGTGGATAGTGTTGTTGCCCGGATGCCAGTCAAGGTGCCCGACCGACCTTCCCCCGTGTTCCGCTAGCATGCGGTTATACTTCGTGCCGTTATCCCCCGCTGGCAAGACACTGAACTGGAGTCCTTGCAGTTCCATTACTCTTCCGTTCCCCAGATGAACTGCTTGTACTCACTGATGTCGTCAAAGTCGGATTGCCCGCGATTGCGCCATCGGTGCCTCTGCACGGCAGCCGTGTGGATTTTCGTGTCCATCTCGTCACGTCGGTGCAACGGGGTGGCTTCGAGAATCTCCTTATTGGCTGCCCGGAGGTTCATCCGGTCAAGGGGTCGGCTGTTGTCACCGTCAAGGTGTGGCGACGGTCGTCGCTCATTGTAAAAATTCGTATTATTCATGCAATAAGTTTAGCCCTGATTAATGGCGTATGACGTATCCGAATGCCATTCCTCACGACGGGCAATGCTCGCGTTTGCCCACATGATCGCCTCTTCGAGAGCCGTGATGGCAAGGCTCTTCTCCCGGCTTTCCGGGCAAAGGGTATTGATGTGAATCGCTAGCTCACGACCATAAGAACGAAGGTTCTCGTACCGGGCTGCCTGGTCTCCCTTCGGCGGGTGATACGAGAACCTTCGGTCTAGTTCTTGAGTGTTCATTAGTCGAGAACCTGAGCTTCCAAGTAAATAATTGCGTTCTTCATGGTTGTAATACTATCACCGAAGAATCCTAGTGCCTGATTACATGTCTGGCATAGAAGACCACGGATACACTCACCACAAGTTGTTCTTCCTGAACAACAAGAATGATCATGGTCAACGTGAAGCGAAACTTCAGTCTTGCAAATACCACATACACCATTTTGTCTTGTCAAAAGTGTATTCCAGCGTTCTTCATCGATACCATATTGTCTTTTCAACCAATTAAACTTTTTGTAATCAGTTGTTTTAGAACGACCGTGTGTAGTCATCAAGGCGCTTGCTACTTCACGTTGGATACAACCGCAAGAATCACTGTGAAATTTACCTTTAAACCTTAGGCGTTTTTCAGTGCCGCAAGCGCAACGGACGCTAAAGACTGCTGCCCCCGAAGGAAGTCTTTCAAATTCTGAAGACAGAACAGTCCAGCGTCCGTGCGTAAAACCAGCCTTGACATCTACAGCTCTCATGCAGTATAGTCTAACACATGAGATAGTCCAGGACTAATCAAGTACCTGAGCCGCATTCCTGCGAGCATAATGACCACCGTCACGGCTGACCTGGATGTACGTCTTCTCGGCTTCGTCACTCTGACCGCCCATGAATCCCTGGAGGTAAGTCGGAGCTTCGACCCAGGATGCTGACCCGACGTGGACGCGCTCGCGCATCGTCAATTCGGCTTCCTTCTCATATACGTTCGCATTGTGCCCGCGACCGTCATCGATATAACCCTGGCGCATGCCAGTAACGAACTCGTTGGGAAGGTCGGTATCTGTAGCAAGACCTTCCTCGAAGCGCAGAGGACCACGCCCGCCCGGTGCATCCGGGGCAACCTTGACCTCATACACTGTTGACTGCTGCTGAGGCACACGGGGTGCTGGTGCTAGAGTCATCTGTTCTCCTAAAAGATGGTGTTGCTATTAGTCTATCCTGCGGCTTGGATAAGGTATGTCGGCGTGCCCGTGCTGATCAGCCCGACTACGAAGCCGGTATTGGCGTAGTTCGCACTTCCCTTGCCCGCCAGGGATGACCCGTAAGGAGCAATCTGCCCCGGCTGGGTCGGAGTACTCGGGTTGGTACTCGCATTGTAGGCGGCACCGTTGCCGACGACGACAGTACCGGCGACAAGGACGTTCTGCGCTTGTGACCACAAGCCCGCTCCGTTAGCCAGCATCACTGTCTGACCGGGCGGGATCTCGACTGATCCGGTTTCGGCTGACGTGGTGTCAGTCGGGACAGTACCGTTGCTGGTCGCATAGATATTGCCCGCCGCTCCCGTATTGGTCACGGTGACATAGCCGAGCCTGTCAGCGAATGACACGGTGTCAGCCTGGGCTGCGATCAGGGTACCGGCGTAAGCCATTACCCCCGACGCAATCGGGATGTTTGCCACGAGTGGTCCTTAGTTAACCGGGGTCCAGACAACGCTGGTCAGGTTGGCGATGGAAGCAAGCTTGACCCAGCCCGCAGGCGGAACTGCGATCACAGTGTTAGCAGACGCAGCCACGGGCTGTGTGGCACCGAAGGTAGCTGCTGCTGCCGACGCCGCATACGGGGCAACCTGAGCGGTAGTTCCGGTAGCACCGTAGACTATTGTCAGTGTCGCGTTCATGCCGTAAGGGTTCTGAACGCCCGTTGTCGTCGGAGAAGGCGCAGCAAGAGTACCCGTCATGATCGTGTTGCCGTCTGCATATCCAGGGTTCGTCAGGATCGACACGTTGTAAGCACCGTCGTTCTCTGATCCGATGTCCTCAGCCTTAGGAGGGTTCGGGAATCCCGCGCCGCCCTGAAGTGCCGACGTGTACGTGCCTGAGATCGGGGCAACAGCAGGCTGTGCAAAGCCCGGACCTGGCGTGCCGAAACCAGTAGCACCGTTGCCGGTGAAGTTTCCCTGTACGTTCCAGCCCGTAACCAGGTTGTCGTCCTGAGGCTGCTGTGCGAATGTTGCCATGTTTAATCCTTACGTGAGGTTCATTAATATGGTAGCGCCTTATGGAGTGAACTGCTGTCCGAGAGTAGGAGCGGCAGGTGTTCGGCTCGACTGGCGCTGCTGCCTCGTTTGCGCATAATCGGCATGGTATGCGTCCGCCGCATGGTGCGCCGCTTCGTGACCACGTACATTCCTAGCCTTGTGGGCGTCCGAGTGAACGTCACCAATACGGGAACCCGAAGAATCGTGCTGCTCGAAATGCTCGCCCGTCGCATGGAATACATGGTCGTTAAGTGACTTGCCGTTGACAGTCGAGTTCATCAAGGTGTGGAGGGCGAACTGAGTAGGCGAAGCCTTACCGTAGGCACGCCCGTGCCCGCCAGAAGTTCCGCCAGGAGAGCGACTAGATCCTCCCCCTGTAGTTCCACCGGGTCTGCTGTTGCCACCGCCGACGCTTCCACCGGACTGACCGATTGAGACGCTGCCCCCGATGTTCTGGACGCCGCCCGCGTTATGGTAAACGTCACCGAAGTGCTGCCCGCCGTAGTAGTTGTGCACGTGGTGGTGAACACCGCCATCACTCCATCCGTCACCAATGCTCTTAGATGACCTTGGAGCCCGCGCCGTCTTGTCTGGAGCGGGGGCAGCCGGGGTAGATACTACTTGCCTTGCCTGTGTTGCAGGAGGGGTATCCTGTACAGTTTCCTTCATCTGGGCGGGTGAAAGCGTCGGCACGTTACCGCCGCCGATGACCTTCGAAGATGCGGCACCCGTTTGCGGTGCCGTCCTTACTGGAGACACAGGAACGACAGGAGCCGGTGGCGCAGGGCGAGCGGCAGGGCGTGATGGAGCAGGTGCCTGAACAGGTGCTGAAGCAGGAGCGGGTGCCGATGGCTTCTCTGGCTCGACATACCGGCTCTTGGGTGCCTCAGCAGGTGCGGCAGCAGCCTCCGGGGCACTCGTCTTCTCCTTGTATACCTTGACCTTCGTACCCGACTCATTCTGGGGAACGGCGAAGCTCGTCGGAGTTGACCTGCCCGCAAAGGGGTTGCCGACACGGGTCAATTTGCCGGTAGCTGGTGTAGCCGGTCGTGACTCGGAAGCAGCGGGAGAGGGTGGCGACACGTCAGGAGTCTTCGCTGGCTGTTCCGGCGCTACCTTGGGAGCTTCCGCAATAGCTGGCTTCGCTGGAGCAGGCGTCTTAACCTGTTCCGTCGCTATGGCTGTCGGTATCTCTGCTGATGCCCGAGGAGCCTTCTTCTGCGTGACATTCGTCTTCGCCGCCCTGACAGCCCTTGCTGGCTTGGCGTCAGCCTCGTTCCTGTGAGCAGTCAGCATCGCGTGCGCTTCCTCAGCAGTTCCTGAACCAGACGCACCGCCCGCCTTTTCCCATTCAGACTTCTTCTGGGTGTAGTCACCATTGGCTGGAACACCACGAGACGCCCTGTCGGCTAGCAACTTAGCCTGGAAGTCGGCGATGCCTCCCGTGTCGATCTCACCCCCGCCGAGCTTCGTCTTAGCCGGTGCTGGCTTGTGATCACCGAATTGCTCGTCGTTAGCGATGTCGGCATGAGCCGCGTGCATAGCCGCGACGTCGGAATCAACTTCAGCGCCCGTCGTATCGAGGTTGATCCTGTGAGGGTTCGTGTCGGGCTCGCTCGCTTCTCTCGGCTTACTGGTATGCCCGACCATGCCAGAGTTGACACCCGACGTGTCACGCTGCGGCTGTGATGCCCACGCGGCGAAGTCGGGAGAGTCGGGAGCAGGTAGCGGAGGCGGGCTTTCCCATCCCTTGGGCTTCTTCTGGTTACCAAGACCAGTGTGCTTACCAGATGCAGCAGACATTAGTACCCCGAATACGGTGCGATAACGTTATATTCTTCTTCCGGTGTCCACATGTTCGACATGGGGAATACCGGGTCGTACTTGTACGGGTTGACCGTGCCCGAGACAATCAAGGTTTCGATGTCAACCGGACCGGGTGAGTCCGATGCCGGAACCTGGATGTGGTAAGTCCTGCCACCGGGAAAGTGCTCAATCACGAAGTAATAAAGCGAGTTGCCCGAGTCAGTCGTGATGGTCACGCCGGAAGCTGTCTGGTCTGTCGCGAATACCTCGATATTGAGGTAACCGAGATTCAAGTACAAAAGTCCTGATCCCCACTGGTTCAGTGAGAACGATGTCGGGTTGTTCGTCGTACCTGTCAGCCGAGCGGGCAGCCTGTAATAACTCGTGACACTGTTGACCGTATCCTGAACCGTGATGTTGTCGCTCATCATCAATGTCAGGTAGCCGGGTACGCCCGAAGAGTTCGAGTCGAAGTAGTTACCGACGATGTTGACGAACGCCAGGTTGGTCGGGAAGCGGGGACCGAAGACATTGGACGTGCTGGCAAGGATGTTCTTAGGATTCTGATTTGTCCAGCCGGGAATCCACCAGGGCGCGACAAGAGGATCGTCGGCATTGTACGTGCCGTCGTAAATTGGCGGAAAACTGTTCGGCGTGCTCACCCTTATATCATACGGGACTATCGCCCTTCGTATCTGCGCCTGTTCCTGGTGTAGAAAGGATTCTGCATAACTTCAATGGTTCCGACCTCTTCATCGTTATAGTCCCGTGTAAGTATGCAGGCGAGGGCGAGAGAGTCGGCATAGTCATCATGGGCATCACGCATATTCGGTGCCTCAGCCAAGACGTACGGACCCTTGAACAAGATTTCAAGGTCTTCCATCTCCTGACGGAAACGACGCCAGACCTTCAGCTTCCTTACCTTCGCACCAGAAGGCCACATCACCTGACGCCTGTCAATCAGGTTGCGGAGATACTTCCACCTGTCAGACTGGTCCGACTGCGCGCTGCCTATCTCTATCACGTCAATTTGGGGCATCAGGATCTTCAAACGCTGGGCTACAACGTCGCCGACGCCGCCGACGTCGATCCCGATCTTCCACACATTGTACCCGGCGAGGAACTCGACAATCTGGAAGTACTGTTCTTCCCAGTCCATTCCTTCGAGGTCGAGCCAGTTGAGGACACGGTGATGGTACATGCCAAGCTCGTCGGGATGGTCCCAGTCAACGTAGACGACGGTGACTACTGTCCTGTCCTGCTTCCGGGCGCAGTCAATACCGACGACGACAGGAGTGTGGTGCCACTGCTTGACCAGGGACTGCATCGATACATCGCCGCACTCGTCCAGCTTCGCACTCGTCGTGAACATTCCCTTGTCGAGCAGCCACATCAAACGATATGACAGCTTGAACTCGTCACTGTCTTCACCGAGACGGAGAAGCTCTCCCTCTACGAACCTCTTGTAATAAGCGTTTTCTTTAGCTGCCTCGCGCCAGTCAACTTCGAAGTGATTCGCCCTTGTGCGCCCGCGCCTCGTCAGCGCCCGCTTGTTCTTCGCGATCTGCTCATAAAAGACGTTCTTCGTATATGTCGGCGTTCCCGTCATGATCATCGTCGCGTTGTTGGCGGCACCCATCGGGGCGATCGACTTGTCAACTACGCGGTCGTCGGCTCCCTGGCATTCGTCAATGAGGATCAGGTGGTACGTACGACCTTCGATCGTCGCCCTCGGGTGAGCCGTCGTCTTCCTGACGTAACTGTGTCCCTTGCCGTCCTGCAAGGATTCCGTGCTGTTGAGGAACCGGACGTATACCGTCCTTCCCTTGCCATCGAGCCTCGCGTTGATCTCGGGATCAGCCATGACAACCTGAGCCGCATCCGACGACAACCGGGATACGATGCGACCGAATAGCGTGTCAGCCTGCTCGTCAACGGGAGCGAAGGCACCGACCCATACGCCTCCCTTGAACTTTCCCAGCATCTCCGGGTAAGCCTTGGCGAGTAGCGGGAACATGATCATGCTCGTAGCGACGACATCCGCTACTGTCTCGCTCTTTCCCGTCTGCCTGGCGAACAAAGCCGTGATCTTCGCCCCGTCATCAATGATGAGGGACTCGAACATGCGACGGGCGAAAGGTCTCTGGTAGTTACGCAAAGGATGACCGGAGATAATGTCGTTGACCTTCATCAAGCGGTCAACCATGCTATTGACATTCGCCTGGGTAACCTCGTCGAGTATGACCTCTGTACCCTCTCGGGCTTCCCTCTCAGAGTCAGTCTCGTCTTCGTATCCCTCGAATACATCGAGTTCCTCGTCAAGCTCCATGTCATCTCCTAGTGTATAAACACTAGGATATACAAAGAAGCCCGGACGTTGGTCCGGGCTTCGATGTTACAGTCCGTACTGCTTCAGCGCGGCGATGATCGCCTGCTCTAGTGACTGAATGACGACCTGCAATGCCTGCTGGATCTCAGGAGCCGCTGCCTGGTACTGTTGCAGCAACACCTGCTCTTCAGCGGTGACACTCGCCTTGACCGTTTCACCGAGGCGAGTCAGGTCAGCCTTGGCAACTTCGAGGGCTGCCTTGCCTTCCTTGTCAAGGTCTTCAATCAGGTTCGTGTAGAAATCGTGAATTTCCCTGATGAACATATTTGATCCTTCCGTTAATCCGAGTCTACCCGGTCTCGTCTTCTTCGTCAACTTCAACGTTGATATTATCCGGATCATGCCCGGCTGTAGCGCAAGAGCAGTACCAAACGCTAGCAGGACCGCCAGCCGCTCCCTTGATACTCACAGGGCACAGGTCGTGATGCTTCGTCTGGCAGAAGCCACACTGGTGCGTCTTCTTCCTGGTCTTCGCCGTTACCTTCACGCCATAACCACAAGGATGATGAGGATGATGCCCGCGAACATCAGCATTAGCTGGAACGGCAGGTAGAAGCCGGATGTAGGAGCAGGACCAAAACGGCTGCCGCCACGGCTGTTAACGAGCCGGTTCCACCTTCTGTTCTCAAGATCGTAACCGCCGCCGATGCTGTGCTCCCAAGGGTCATGCCCCTCGATGTAACCGAGTTCCTGCTGGAAGTCGTAGTCGTTCATGAGATTCCCTCCTTCTCTAGTAGTTCCGATACTACCATGGTGACTACCATGTTGGCAAGGGCTACCTCGGCTAGGTGGGCATTATCACCTGACCTCCGGTACATCTCCAAGTGCCTGCCCATGCCCGGAATCGCCACCTCAAGCCAGTCCATGAGGTCCGTCTTACCAAGGTTCTTGATCCTCGTAGCTGCACGTTCTATCCCTTCCTGGGTGCCCGCTTGCTCGAACAGACCCATCAAGTCACCCCGTACCTGTCAAGTATTTCATGAGCCCACATCAGATCCAGCATCTCTAGTAGCTCCATCTCGCAGTCCAGGTCTCCCCTGGCGTACTCGGCTACGGACTCCATGACTGAACGACACATCTCTCGTGTGATCACCATCCCAGAACTCCAATTCGCTCTGTGTAGGGGGACGGGTTCGAACAGCCCTCAGCATGGCTTCGTCTTCCTTGAGTCCCGTTTTGCTCCACAAGCCTACAGCGATACCGCGCCGGAACGGCGGAACATGCAAGATGAGACTGCGAGTATACCTGTACGGCTCGTCGATCTCCTGACCTCTCGCCGTATGAGGCGGCGCATACCTCTTGAGTGGTACGACGCTAACGTAGAACCGCGTCACGAAAGTCTTGCGCATGAGAAGGTCTAGTGCGTCAACGCGACCGTGCATCCAAGAGATGACATCGCTGAAGTCCTTGTACTCCATGTGTGCTCCAATTTAACTTATGCCAGGCGAGTATACCCGTTCGGCAAGTTCCTGTACATCCACTTGCCCGGTGACCAGGAATGGCTGATACCTTGCCACTGCTCGGGAGTCACGTCATGGTAGTCATACACTTCGCCGTCCCGGAACTGGACCCTCATCGTACCTGTCTGCTCGTTATAACCGAGGGCGCGAGTCCTTGGGCGGGCAGGGTTGGACGTAGATGAAGGACTGATAGTGTACTCAACGTCGTCGTCAACCGCGTTGAGGTCGTCCCCCCAGTCAGACGGTGGAGTGACGTACCTGACACTGAATTCTTCATCGCCAGCTTCCGGGTGGTAATAAGGAAGCCATTCACCACTCGAACCGGGAATGCGGGTCGGCGTCATCGATGACACTGCCTGCTTACGGTAATAATCCGGCATCGCCTTGTTATCCGTGCGACCGACGACACGAACATGCGTATCAGGCTGAGGCAGTCGCCTCACCGGCTCTGGAGCTTGCCTGCGCCGTACGAACCCGAACCTGTCCTTAAATGCCACTACCATCACCTACCTTATCCCACTGCACTGTCCAATCGGGTCTGATCCGCTTGCCCGTCTCATCTTCACGCTCGAAGTGAGGGCACCAGGAAGCACGAGGAGACTCGTGCTTGCCGTTGGCATACCGGCAGACCTTCAACGTCGCCATCCTATCACTGCCCCGGTTGGGTCGCATATCGGGAGCCTGCTGCCAGAACTCGCGACGGAAATCCGGTGGCTCGTCTTTCGGTACGAAAGGACGAGGTATGTCAAACAGCGGGTCTACAGGCATTTACTTTCCGTATACCTTGGCGCAATCTCTTACAATGTCAGCCTTGGCGATGTGGGCTTCGATGACCTTCACTTCAGCCAGGTCGGCTGGCTTCTTGTCATTCCGGGTAAGAATACCGATGAAGTAATCCCAGTTCTGAACGTCGGTCACGGCTCGGGCATTACCGGCTTCACATGAGGCGATAGCCCCTTGCTGGATCGTCTGAGACTGCTGCTGGACTGAGTGAGTGAGGTTAACCTGCCCGAAGTACAGGTAAGCGATGAAGATAGCACCGAGGACGAGTACGCCGACTACACCTTGCAGCCACCTAATCGATCTCTTAGGTGTCTTCAAGGCTTTCTCGACAATTGAGTCAATCTGAAGTAGCTGTCGATCCGCCAGGTCAACTAGCCTAGTGCTCCCCTGTGTCATTACTTTCCTTCCGGTGCTACGTGGTCTAGCGTGTGCAATAGTATTGCCGCCGCTACCTGCTCGCCTGGGTACACGACGAACCCAACGTCTTGCCCAGGCTCCCAGTCGCGGATTATTCTCAGGTAACCAGCCAGTTCTGTTGTTCCTTCCGGAGTCATCGTGCCATCCATTAGGTCGTCAAGTAGTAGGTCAATATTAACCCGGCTTGGCTCCGGGTGATGAAGCACACGCGCCATGTCACCGGCAAGCTTCTGCCAGAACAAGTCCATCTTGGTCTCTACGATCGTTACCCGCTTGTCCAGCGGGTCGAAGAGTTCTTCGACAACCCTGTGAATGGCCATGGTAACCGCTTCCTCAATCAGCTTCTTCCGTGACCTTACCACGTACTGCACTGCCCCGAATATCGTAGCGATAACGGTGCCGACGGCTGATAGGAAGTAGATATTTGCGTGCACGGCGAATCCAGGGATAGTCGGGGCAGGTTAACTATAGTCTACCTGCCCCGACTGTTAAACGTTTCCCGTCAGGTACTCATACAGGTCACTCGCATACTGCGGATTTTGCCGAAGGTAATGAGCGGCTCTGTCGAATCCCTGCACGCGGGTATGGTTCAGGTAATACCATGATCCCCGGAAATTAATAACTTCTGCTTCAACCGCTGTGTGCAGCAAGTCGGTCGCCCAGTCTATCCCGGTTCCCGGCTTGATATCGAAGTCTGCGTACTTGTCAGTACCTGCAACACGGGCGGTTACCCGCTTTGTTCCGTCCTGGTGCTCTGACTGTATTTTAAGGCTGACTCGTTGCTGAGCCTTTTCGCTGATGCCCGTTCCCCTGATGGGGGGATGCTGGTTAGCCCGGGGCATCGACAAGAACATCACGCTGCCACCGTATTCGGTGCACAATGTCTTGACGATGGCGAGTTCGAACTTGTACTCCCGGTGAGTATCGGGGACGTATGACGGGTCTCCGTCGATCTCACGCTGCCGTACGAGACCATTGGCGGTGTCAACGACGATCAGCGCAGCCCCCTCACACAAGGCTGCGTTGATCACCGTGAATGCCTCTTCAGCGCTTTCAGGACGAGCGAGGACGACGTTTTGACACCGAGTTGGAACTTCGGTACCCAGAGGTATCCACAAGGCTGCGTCGTCGCTCTCCAGCGCGTGAACGGCGTGCTCTGCCAGAGTCGTCTTCCCTGATCCTGTCTTCCCCTGAATGTCGATTATGCAGCCGCGCCGCCATCCGCGTCCAAGGGCGAGGTCGAGGCTCACGCTGCCTGTTCTCATCGGGTTTCTCGGCTGGTCCATCTTTAACCTCCCCTCGAACGATAACGGGCTCGAATATGCCCCTTGCAGGCGGGATGTCAATATCAGGTGACAGATTCTTCCTGAACTCGACATACTCAGGCATAGTCATGGCGGCGATGTCTTTCGCAGTCACGCAGCCATCGACTACCTGGTAGTTCACCGACCTGGCTTCTGAGTGCCCGGCATGCGAACGAATGTGCCCCCGCGCTCCTTCGACAGGTGCCAGAAGCCGAACTCGATCAGCCCGGCATTGTAAAGGGCGTCGAGCAGATCGACGTACTTATCCCACGTGATATGCCTGTTGAGGTACAAGTGATAGTGCCCCGGTGTAGTTGACGGCTCAAGATGAGCCTCGTAGTCGAGGTCGATGCAAGGTAGATGCCAGTCGTTGCCGAACGGGTCATCATTGTCCCTGACATTCGAGCTAACGAGGTTAGCGTCAGCGTCGTCTTCTACTTCTACCCGGTTGATGTCACGGTAGACATCTTGTGCTGCCGGATCGTTGACGGTCGGTGAGAACCACCGCTTCCTGTCTCCGAGGAAGTTAAGCATGAGCCGCCTCCACGAAATTGTTGTCACTGTCGTACCAAACACGCATGCGAGGCGAAGGACGCCTCTCACCTTCATGCAGGACGGGACGCCACGTCACCCGAAATCTCCCCGGCTCCGTCGCGGACACGCTCCCGAAGATTTCGGGATGGACCTTGAGCCTTACCATCGTTCCTTGCTTCATTCTTCCTCCTGTGTATGTAGTTCCTGCCCGATCTCGATAACCTTGCCCCTGATAGTGTCAACGCCATCCGACATAGACACTTCCTTGGTGAAAAAGCTGCTCATTACCCGCTCTGATCCGGATGCAACTTCGATAATCATGTAGGGCATGAATCCTCCTTAAACGAGAAAAGCCCCGTACCGTTGGGCACAGGGCTAATCTATCGTACTAACGTTGTTGTGTCAAGAGCTAGAAGGTTCCGGTTGCGGTGATCAGGAGAGCCTGCGGACTGACGTAGAACTGAAGCACGGATGATGCCTCTACGACGTTGGCAGCGGCAGGAGTCAGAAGGATCTGAACCTGACCGACATCGGTCTTAGGTGCTGAAGTAGCACCTGTCTGCTGAACGAAAACTGGTGCCCAGTAGTTGTCAACCTGAGTAGTACCTGTGAACTTGGTGATGACGGGCAGCCACTTGGTGGCGTTATCCGAAGATGCAACCGCGTTGCCCTCAGCCTGCGGGTTGAAGATGCGCTGGGTTGAGTTAGGGTCGATGATCGCTGCGATCATCGTCGTGCCGAGAGTAACGGCACCAGTGTTGAGAGCGCCTGCGCCAGTCACGACCGGAACCACGGCGAAGGTAAGTCCTGCGAAGTTAGCCATAGTGACTAGCCTTTCGAGAAAGAAATGATAGATCTATCTTCAGCTAGTCTAGCGCTTCCCGTGCCTACCTTTGTAATGACCCGATTGTAGCTCTTCAATGAAGAAAGGCTTTGTAGGTGTACTGAAATTTGAAGGCACATCTTGAATTGCCCGCTCATACCTGACGACCTCAAGAGGTCGTCGTTCCTCTATGTACATGTTCATTTGCCCCGTGTCAGCGAAGTAAGGTCTAATGGCCTTACGGAACTCTTCTTCGGGCAGACCGAGGACACGAAGCCACTCGATCATTTCTTCTTCAGTAGGTTCCATATAACGACCGTATCACGCTGAGGCATGAGAGTCAACGGATGCTCTTGCTCGTCTTCCATACGGCGAAGGCAACTGCCCCGATGAACAGAAGGACGACGACCCATGCGAGCAGGTCAGACTCCCAAACGGGCAGTATGCCCGGACCAGGGTGGTAGCAGTAAGGATCGTTGGGTCGCCCGGTAGTGCCGTGGCACCGACCTATGGCTTCAGGTATGTTCATGACTGGAGTCTACACAGTCGAAGGCTGACCGTCAAGGATTCGAACCTCGATAGCGGGGACCAAAACCCCGCGTCCTGCCGTTGAACGAACGGTCAATGAAGGATCACAGGTCGCAGCTCGCGCGTTCCATTCTCCGGAGAATCCGGTGATCCAGCTTCGGGACAGAGATTCGAACTCCAATTGCAAGGTTCAGAGCCTTGAGTCCTGCCGTTGAACGATCCCGAAATGAAGAGCAGCAGCTAACCGTGGTGTCGGGCAATTCACTGCTCAGTGCCCCCACAAGGATTCGAACCCTGGTACGCGGGGTAAAAGCCCGCTGTCCTACCGCTGAACGATAGAGGCATGGCGCGTCCGTATTTTCACAACCCCCCGGCGCTTATCTACTGAGTCGCGCCCGGACCTCGTTGGGGGAGTTTCCGGTAGACCGGCTGGGAATTGAACCCAGATAGCTTGCTTATAAGACAAGATTCGTCAAACCGTCCGAATCCCGGTCAGTACACCGCCACGGTACCGACCCGTGTTCCCCAGATTAAGAGTCTGGTGCATCACCTTAATGCTTGCAGCGCTTGTGCCCCGATTTTTACCGACTTAACGGAGTGCCCCTCGGGACAAGGGGAGCGTAGTCCTGCCCGGAATCGAACCGAGATCCTGCCCTTAGGAAGGGCTAGTACTGTCCTTTGTACTACAAGACCATTGGTAGCCGCGCACGTGCCTACTCGTGCTGTCCCTCAGACTTATCACGCTGATCAGGCGCGCATCCTTATGAGGTCGGCATCTCGCCATGCTAGCCAAGCTTCTGCCGCGACCGTAGTCCCTGAAGGAATCGAACCCTCATGAGTAGCTTAGAAGGCTACTGTCCTGTCCGTTGAACGAAGGGACCATGATTAGTTTAACCTATCAAAATATCATTTGTCAAGATCCTCACCAGGGAATCGAACCCTGGACCTCTTCCGTACCAAGGAAGTGTTCTGCCACTGAACTAGCAAGGAATAGCGCCCGGCATCGGGCTGGTTACCGTCGCTAACATCCGGGCGTACTGGAAACGGAAGCGTCCTTCCTCGCGCCGACAACTTGGTTAAGAGCCAAGATCGTACGCTTCATCCAGATCCCCGCCGAGGAGTCGAACCCCGATCACGTCATTACGAAAGACGTATTCTGCCATTGAACCAGCAGGGCATGTACTGTGAACTCTCAGAGCGACCAGCGAATTCCTGGGGCTACCCGTTTTCCGGACGCGAAGTCAAGCGGCACCTCTGACGGGAATATTGCCATTCACAGTAACGAGCCGCTTCTCGGACTTGAACCGAGTACCTCCTGTTTACAAGACAGGTGCTCTAGCCGGGTGAGCTAAAGCGGCATCAGGGGCAAGGAGAAGGATTTGACACCTTCACTTTTCTCTCCGCGAGCTGGTCTCTGCCCGACATCCCAGACCGGAACCAGGATGACTGTTTAACCTACCCTTGCGTACCCAGTGAAGGTAATGCTCCCTCGTCGTCGGTTTGTAAAACCGCTACTCTTCTTTTGAGCTAACCGGGCATAGGCTGACAATTTAACGACACGTCAGCAAGTCGGGCGTAAGTGGAGTCGCCACCCGTGGATCGTACGAGAGTCGAACTCGTCATGCGCGCTAGGTCACCGGACCTTTCACGACCCATGTTGGTGGGTGTGGGTGCCCGCACAGGGCGGACCTCTTTATCCTCCGTCCGCCTCTGCTTCCCTCACCTTAGTTCCGGACTTCGGATGAGTTCTTTCCAGGCTCGCTCGGGCTTATACGGGACTAGTACTACCCGCACATCCGGAGGAAGATATGGGATTCGAACCCATGAGACCGTAGCCTACTGGTTTAGCAAACCAGCGCAATAAGCCGCTATGCGAATCTTCCATTAAGCACCCGGACCAGATGTCTCCGTCCAGGCAACACCACACGAATCACACTTCCAGCTTACCGTCGTCCACTTGTTGCCGTGACGGTCTTGACCAGAAGATGTGCTCGTGATTCTCGGGGACTCATGATTGTCAACTCTGCAAGCCATGATTCTCCTTGAGTAGAGCGTATGGGAATCGAACCCATCGAAACTTGCTTATCAGGCAAGCCTCTTCAACCAGCCGAGCCACGCTCAGAGGAAGGTAGAGGTGTCGAGCCCCACGGGTTTCCCCGCCTCACGCTTTCAAGGCGTGCTGGTCCGCCGGGACCGTACCTTCCAGGGTGACTGTTGTACGACCATCGTAGCATTTAGACTCAAGAATTACAACTTTCTTGAGAGGAACTATATAGATCGCCAGCAGGTCAGACTTACTTGCGTCAAACTTTTTGATCTGTGTCGCAGTCGTGCTGCCACTACACTATCCGGCTCAATTGAGCCAGCCGGGATTCGAACCCTGCCTTGTCGTCGCGTAGCTCCACTCGGATTTGAACCGAGACGCCCGGAGGCACTAGTTCCTAAGACTAGCGTGTCTGCCGTTCCACCATGAAGCCGTGGAGCCATAGGGAATCGAACCCTAATCCGCTGCTTGCAAAACAGCAGTCCTACCGTTGAACGATAGCCCCATGTAAGGCTTTTTCACCAGTAGCCCACACTGACAGCCGTACGTTGCTGCGTGGAGTCACCGAGTGCTACCCCCGGCTAGAACGCCCTGCCAGAGCATCCTGGTCGTTGGACCCAACCCCATTGGCAAGCTTATTAAGGGAAGCCTACGAGAAACCTTGCAGTGCTAGAGATACGTTCCATACTCTAGCTTCCGTTTTATCCGTCGAGAGTGAACGCTGTCACCGGCTTGGGAACGCTTCTGCACAGCGCCCCTGTCCGGTCGCGAACCGGATCGTTTTCAAGTCTACCCTATTGCCAGCTTCGACACCGTGTCACTAGCTAGCTGCATGATTCCTGTATGGGTTGCCACTTGGGCGCTCACTCCACGGCGCAGGTGGTCATGCGACATTGCCTAGGATGAATAAAGTAGACCCGTAGTCCCACAGGGAGTCGAACCCTGTTCGTCGGGGTGAAAACCCGACATCCTAACCCATAGACGATGGGACCATATCCACTGGTTTTATTTCCACTGAAGCGAACCAGATCGACAAAACGCTTACACGGGGCTATAGCGAGCAACCGATGGGATTTGAACCCACCCTAAGACATTGGCAATGTCTCGTGCTATCCGCTAACACTACGGTCACATACCATCGGATGCCCGGCTTACGCAGGCTGTACGTACCCAAACGTAGATCCTCCGGAGCGCGCCGTACGGGATTCGAACCCGTGATATCACCTTGACGGGGTGACGTGTTCCCGCTACACTAACGATGCATGTTGCCATCCTAGCCGGGATGGCTCGGTTTGTCAAGCTTAACGACCTCTGTACCAGAAGCCGCCGCCGCCAAGTAGCAGAACAATCAGGACGACAACAATAATGATGAGTAGCATGTCTCTCCTTTCGTCTGTACCATCCTAGCGTAGTCCCACGGAGACTCGAACTCCGGTCACCAGGTTGAGAACCTGGCATCCTCACCGCTAGACGATGGGACCATGCTACTGATACATGAACACTTGGCTCGACCCGGAAATAATCCGGCGCTGTGCTCGTGAGCGCTTCGGGATCTGGTTCCCTCATTACTCATCATCTGGCGTATGTACCAGCAGTGGCTCCCGGTGGTAACGATCCACCCTCTCAGGTTCTTCAGACGAGCGCTAATCCGTCTCAGCTAGAGAGCCATGTGTTCTTCTGTTATGTGTTCTTGTTCTGTGACAGTTAGAACATACTAGTTCACATTTGTCAATCTCACTTTGAAGTCGCTCGCGACCCCATCCGTGCTGTACTGCTTGCGAAACGTTCAATACTTTTCCGTCAAGATGATCGAAGTCCATCACCCAGTAAGGATACCTAAGTCCGCAATCCACACACGGTTCTGACTCTTTGAGTTCCTGAATCCAGAGCCTCATGTTATCGAGTCGTTCACGTTTCTGCCTGCGAAGAATTGGCATCCGTTCTTCTCTGTGGTCTTGATGCCACTGCTTCTGATACTCTTTTGAAGCCATCGTTGAAGTCTATCACAAAGGCTTCAACCGGGTGCTCTACCAACTGAGCTAACCGACCATAACCCGGTGTTGAGCACCCCAGCTACCGGGCATTACTGGGAGAGTTGTCGCAGGACTTTTGAGAGGTGTCCCACAGCCGTCCCCGGCTGATCTTAATGTACCGTAGCGCCCCTTCAGCCGAGAGGCTACATTCGGGGATAGTTTAGCGTCTATACCCAGGACGACGAGCCCCTCGCGGATTCCGCCACCGCGACTCATGCTTGGAAGGCACGCATGTTGCTTCTACACCAGAAGGGCAAGTTAGATGCTCTTTTGCGACTAGCACCTGAAGCCCGATAAGTGGTTAGAGACGCCTTATCGCGCGTCTTAGGCTTTTAACGACATCCTACAGGTCGCCTACCGTAACTCGTCAGGACCAGGGTAAGTTTTGAGACATTCCAGGTCTCGTTGCGCAGACGGGAGTTGCACCCGCAACGGATGGATTATGAGCCCACCATGATACTGTTTCACTACCGCGCAAAGCCATCGTATCAAACTTCGTGCCCGCTTGTCAAGTTCAAGCGTGACACTGTGTCAAAATCTTTGTAGATGACCCAGTATAGGTCGTCCAGGTACTCTTCATATGCCTTCGTATCGCCGGGCAAGAACACATCTTCGTAGCTCGACCTCGGTGGCATGTACCACACATCTGGCATGTTTCCTCCAAGTCACCCGTCCACAACGCCCGGATCTCTTGTCCACCTTAACTTACAGGGTGTGCGGAGTCAAACCGCGAGTCATGGAGTTGAACCATGAGTGGACCGGCTTACGTGTGCCTACGAGGATTCGAACCTCGAACCGCCGGTTCTCAGCCGGACTCGCTCTGCCGTTGGCGTACAGACACATAACGCCCCCACGTTCCTACCTGGAGGGATTCGAACCCCCGTGGGGACTGGGAAGCCTGCGCAGACTTCCTTGTCTAGGTGGCTGGATTCGAACCAGCGTTCTCCTCCGTCCGAGGGAGGCAGATTAACCAAGCTTTCCCACACCTAGTCGTTACTCTTCTTGCGAAAACTTTGTTATATCTTCATCTGTCGAAGCATTGGCTGCCGCCATTGCGCCGTTATCTGTTGCCCAGTTGGCATAATTACTCGCGACCATGACGTAAGCAACACCAACAGTGAGCCAAACATGAGGCTCGAATACAGCTAGTGCCAGCAAGGGCAACGTGACGATCAGCCACACTCTTGCCATGAACTTGTGGATCTTGTACTGGAGAACGGGATCACCTTCGACCCGCTCGCCAAGCATCTTCAGATTCATGATATTCCTTCGATCGTCGGGCTACAAGGACTCGAACCTTGCCTATCTGCTCCCAAAGCAGATGCGCTACCCCATACACGATAGCCCGTGTAGCCCGATTTGTTTTGCTTGTCTCGGAAATCACAACAAGAGTACAGGGCGATAGCTCTAACCGCTGAGACTTACACGGGCACTTAGACCCGTGACCGGATTTGAACCGGCGACCACCGCCGTAAGCTATCCGACATAAGCGCTCATGTCAAGTTGCCACCTTAGTCGAGTAAGAATCCCGACCAACACGTACACCCAAAGGGAGTCGAACCCCTATTACTAGGTTCGTAGCCTAGTGCCCTGATCCATTAGACGATGGGTGCATATGATCAGCATAACAGCGTTCGGACGCGCGTCCCCTACTAACTGTCAGGCACTCACGGGTTAGAGCGCTGATCTGCCTAGGTCTAGCCTGCCCGTTTATCGCTTAGCGCTAGACCTTGCTCCGACGCATGGATTCGAACCATGATAGCCAGGTTAACAGCCTGGCGTCCTGCCTGGTTAAACGACATCGGAATGTAGGGACTGTCTCGCCGTCCCACGCGCTCGATTCTTTGCTTCCGTTCCTAGGGTCGGATCACGTCTTCGAGTCAGCACGCCCAGTAGGATTCGAACCCACGCCAACGGTTTTGGAGACCGCCGTGCTACCGCTAACACCATGTGCGTATAGTGCCCGATATTCCCGCGTCGAGCCAGCGACGGTCGTGCTATTCATCTGTATAGGATTACAGTACCACACCCAGGATTACATGTCAAATCAGCGGCGAGTCGATGCCTCCGACTCTCCAGCCCCTCTCGGGCATCGCGTCTTCAGTCTCGCTAACCCACAAGACTTCCCACGTTGTACCAGGATCGTCCTTGAGTGTTACCGTGTTGCCCGGTCTGACTTCCTTGTCGACCCAGGCGGTAGTCTCGGTAGTACCCGATTTTAGCTTGACTTGTCTCATACCCGGATACTACCAGAGACTACTTAACAGGGCAAGCCCCACTGGAACATTCCTCACTCGTTGAGTCCTCGACTAGCTTCGCAGCCGCCGCCTCGTAATCCTCACGTGTAATCCTATTGTACGGTGCTTGTTCCCTGCTTGCATCCACCATGATAGTCGTTCCCTTCAGCCTTGGCAAGTACTTCGCCAAAATTTCCTGAAGCTGCGGGGAAGAATATTGCCCATCAGCGATATTGGCAGTGTACGATACCGCGTTGTCAGCCCAGTACTCCTGGTACATCGCCTGGAAGGCGAGCATGTCTTCGAGGCTGATCTCGTCAGCCGCTTCGACAACAGACTCATCGAAGTCAAGGTCGTAACGCTCCACGAGGTCTCGAACCTGGCTGACGAGGATGTCTTCCGTTGGGAAGACGACGACAGCCGTCATGCCCGATGGATCGTAAACGTCGTCTTCGACGGTGAAGCCCTGCGACATGTAATCCATGACCTGCTCGAACTCCCGCTCATCCCTCTTCGAGAAGCGGATGCGGCGCTCGTACCACTTGGCGTAAACCGGGTGGATGCCCTCTGTAGTGCCCGGCATCTTGGCGATCGTCCCCGTAGGCGCGACCGACGTGACCTTCACGGGCTCTGGAATCCTCAACTCGAAAGCATACCTTCTCGCCTCTTCACGCACAACCCCGCGCAGGTAACGAAGTTGCCCCGCGAGGTTCGCCACGCCGTTGCCCGCCTTCGAATGAGCGGCATCGGAGTACTTGATTCCCTGCTTGGCTAGGAAGGCTTGGACACCGAAGTGCCCGAGACCTATGCGGCGGTTCTTATCCTGAATCGCCCGCTGTCGCGAATCATTAATGTCAGCGAATGTCGATCTGATGAGGAACCTCGTCATCAACTCGTGAGCCTCTTTGAGGGCACCATAGTTGACACCGCCATAGTTGTCATAGTCGATGAACGCATCGAGGTTAACATGCCCGAGGTTGCAGGCTTCCCATGCTTCCAAAGCGATTTCACCACAAGGGTTCGTCGCGACAATAGTGCCCGTCTCACCGACCTTCGCCAGATCCGAATTCCAGTACCCAGGCTCTCCGTTTGACAGTACGGCATCACATACAGCGCCGTGAACGATCTCTGCTCTGTAATCCTGGCACATCATCGGGTCCTTGTCAAGGGCAAGCTGCTGAAGGAACTCGTCATCGATCTCGACGCTGATGTTGGTTGACCAGTGACTCGAACCGTCCTGCTTCGCCTTGATGAAGTCCATGATGTACGGGTCTTTCCAGTGACAGACCGACATCCTGGCTGACCTTCGCTTGCCACCGGCTACAGCGCCGACAGCGATGTGATGGTCGATCTCCATCAGGTCAACAGGAGAGAAGTACCCTTGCTTGTGTGCCCGGTTGAGAACGTCACCTATGTTCTTGAGCATCATGGCGAGAGGCAGCGGTCCAGCGGCGGTACCACCTGAAGACACCAGCTGTGAACCTTCAGGTCGGATGTATGACACGTCGAACTCGATGACAGCGGGGACATCAGAGTAATCCTGCATCGATATGTCGATGAGGTACTCAAGCGCCCTCGACCATCCTTCCCTCGTGTCGTCAACCCAGAAACCGTTGCCGTAATGACGCCCGTCATCAGCGAGAACGGGCTCAAGCTTGCCGAAGTCTTCATGAGCCTGGTTGCAGTTGACGCGGACGTTGACCGATGTCTTCGGTGCTCCGAAGTGCTTGACGAGCCGGGTGCTGTAATTCGCTCCTACGCCACCTCCTTCGACCAGTCGCATGAAGATAAACGCGAAGTGATCGCTGAACTTTTCTCCCCATCCCGACACATGGCAGTTGAACAAATACTGCCTGCCGGGTACGCCCGTCGCCCACAACTGCCTGCCAGCCGGAACAATGGCGAAGCGGTCCATGTAATGCGTCAGCTTGGCAAACTCAACATTGACTTCGGTGGACCACGTGGAAGGGTCGCCATATACGAGGGCGAGGTTGCCGGTGACCACGCGGTCTACCGTCTCGAACCAGTTCTCGAAAGTACCGTCATCCTTCGTACGGCTGTACGTCCTGTTGTAGACCGCTTCTCCGGTCGGTCCCCACTTTACTTTTGAGGTTGCCAAAATGAACTCCTGAATGATAGGTAGAAAAGAGCCCGGCTTGACCGGGCTCTGATTAGAACAACTTCTTGAGCCAGTTGGTCAGCCAGCATGTCTTCGCCGCTGGCTGCTGGGGAACTGGCTGCCCCGTGATCTGGTCAAACTCTGCGATCATCTGCTGTAGGTCGAGACCAAGCGGGTTGAGCCCGTTCTGCTCGATCCAGTCATCCGTGATGATCACCCATGCTTCGTCACCATATGCGAGCCAGAAGGCTTCATCCATTGGCTGGAGGCGACCCCACGTCACCGGGTACATGTAATCCTGGTCCCACTTTTGCAAGTCGATCGCATGCCCGCCGATAATCGGGCTGCCAGGGACAAATGTCCACGGCTGCCCTGCGCCGAACTGATCTTCAGCCGACTGAGGCACCTGAAAGCCTAGGTACACCGTGCCGAACATGTCAAGGGCTTGCTTCATCTCGCTGAGGTTCTTGTGGTCAACCTGGGCGAACATGCGGAACTTGTGACCACCGATGCCGTTCTTCTGAACCTCTGCCAGGACGTCCTGCTCGACAGCTCCGTTGTCGTTCTGACCAGTCGCCGGGTTGTACCCGCTGACGCGGATGTAAAGATTGAGGATATCTGAATCGGGCAGGGTCAGCGTAGTGCCCCGTGAGTACGTTGTCCAAGCCTCCGTCGAGTGCCCCAGAGCGGCGCACGTGCAGTCACCCAACCTGTCGTTGAGGTACATTGGCCATCCGGATACCCGTGTGGCGTAGTCAACGACGGATGGCGGCTGCACAGGGTCAAGGTGGTCACCCAGTTTGACTCGCGGGTGCGTTTCCTCCGAATGCGGGTCAAGCTTGCCATACTTAAAAGTGTCAAAAGCCATGTCATCTCCTGAAGTTAATAAAAGGATACCGATCAGCGCAGGATTACACTCGCGGGGAGTAGCTATGCCCGGTCATCGGCTGGAACAGCCTGTTCGAGGTCCATCGCGAAGCTCAGAAGAGCGGCAACGCCGTCGTAGAAGATCGAATCGGCGTCATGATCGTCGGCATCGAGCTTTTCAGCCTTGTCGATCAGCGCGATGAAGACATTGTGAGTCGTAAAACGCTCAATCTGAGCGAATCCGGATGTCAGGGCGGCTTGAAGAGCCTGTTCGTGGGTCATCCCGTGGTCAATTTCAAGCTGGTAAACCTGATGAGCGGCTTTTACAGCCGGGTTGACCGGGTTAAGCGGCATCATTGCGCTCCTCGGGCAGCAGTCCAGCCCATATGGACGTCTCTGACGGGTGCCTGGTGATGTAATCGAGGCATGCAGCCTGAACGGGGCATGACATGCAGATCATGCGGGCATAAGAAATGGCGTTACGACGGGGTATGCGCCGCCCGTCGATCATGACGGAACCGGTCATCGTCGTAACGCCGTCCCTCGTGCTCGTATCGAAGTATTTCGGGTCGTGTGAAACGCAAGCACCACGTGACATGAACGACGTTTCGTCGAACATAAGGTCGGGCATGAAGTCAGTCACCGGGCGTCCTCACCTGGACGACGATCCGGATTACCATTTCATCATCATCACCGATGTCAGTCACGAGATCATCCAGCCGTTCATACGTGAACTCGTTCCGCATGTGACTGATCGCGGTATTGAGCATGTCAACGGGCAGCCCGGCGAACGACTTGACGAGTATGCCGGGAATGACGTACTCAGCTTGCAGTTTCTTATCCATGAAAGTCCGCCCCGATGATCACCTGGACGATCAGGCTGTCACCGGGACCGATCCCAGTGAGCAAGTCGTCAACCAGGTCAAACGGCAGGTTTTCGGCAGCCGCAGCGAGCACCGAGGTGGTGAAGGCTTCGGCATCTCCTGACTCGTACCGGAGTGCCCCGCCAGGGATCGTTATCTTTACCTCGTATTCAATGTCCATGCGACGAGCATATACCCGGCACGGACTCGTGTCAAGGGGTAAGATCAGTCTTCGCTGAGGTAGAACTTGGCGAGGTCGATCTCTGCCTTCAGCCGCTCGGCGTTGTCGGCGTATGACCGGCTGGTGAGGAAGTCACGGGCAGCGGCGAGGGCAGCCTGGCGTAGCTGGAACTTGACTTCGGCTGGTACTAGCTGGGGAGGCAGCGGAGACTGCGGAGGCGCAGGAGCGTAGCTGTCAGGAGCGGGGACACGGGGAGCGTACTCGGGCTGAGGCGCGCTGACACGGGCAGGAGCCGTTGAGGCATAACGTGGTCCGGATGGAGTCGGGTAGCCCTGAGGGGCACTGACACGGGCGGCTGGAGGCACGTGGGCATAATTCTGATCCGGTACGCCCGCGCGGGCGTCTGTGGCGTAATTAGTAGTCACTTGGTCCTCCTGATGTCTCTTGAAGATAGTCATGTTCTGATCCTACATGAGTAAGTAAGGTAAGTAAAGAGGTAAGTAAAAAATCAAAAGCTTTAAGTCAAATTTAAAGTCCCCCTCCTGCCTCCCCCACTGGGATGTCTACGACTGTACGTGCCCGGCTAGCCCGTGTCAAGCAGAACGGCAAAGAAGAAAATTTCCTGCCGGGGGTTGACACGACGATCCGGGCAAGGTAGTCTACGGGTATGAGCAAGTGGAACGGACGGGTACACGGGCGAGACCGGCGGCAGCTAGAACGACAGCTAGATGCAGCCGGTCTGGGCGAAGACGCCGTGTTCAGCATATTGTGGCTGGCGACGGAGTTCGGACGGGTAACGGTTGACACGTACGACAAGACAGAGTACGGTGACAGGGTGTCACTGACGGTGGGCGTAAGGACAGCAGCAGAGACGAAGGACATCGTGGAATTCAGCATCGAGACGAAGGAGCACCCTTACGGGTGAAATATGGAAGTACCAGGATGGCGACGTGTGCCCAGGCGTGGAGGTAACGTTGCGACAGGGTACGTCATATGAAGCAATGACAACGGCTGAGTCACCCTTTCTGATAGAACTCCTCCTGCAAGGAGACGGGCTAGATCCGGAAGCCGCTTATGAGGCAGTAAAGGAAGCCTTGAGCGAGGGATCGACGGTACTGCCCGTTTACCGGGGAAACTACTCGGGCAACATACTTGACATAACGGAGAACAGGGGACAAGGCAGGATCATCGACTGGCTATTCCGCATATACCCGGAAACACAAAAAGCCCGGTCCGTCTAATGCCACTGTTCAGGTTCTAGTTGAAATACGGGAAAAATGAAAATGCCACTGTCTAGGAAAGACAATGGCAGTCTACGCGAAAAATGAGGTCCGGGCTCCTCTGAATCGAAGTTCGTTAATGATGGGGGGTCTTTACCTTCCCTTATCTTTCATCCTGCAATATCAATCTACCCGGCGGGGGCTAGCGTGTCAACCCCCGCCGGGTACTAGTTAGATCGCTTCCCAGCCTGCCCGCTTGACCTGCCCGATGGCGGCGTCCCTGATCTCTTCGCTGATCTTGTGGGGCTGGAATGCCCGGTCACGCGTCAGGTAGCCGATCGGCTTGACTTCGCCTTGACCGATCCTCATGCGTGCGACCCATACCGTCTGCCCCTTGACAGTCTGCGGCTGGACGGTGATTACCGCGTCATGACGGGCGCCCGGCTTACGAACCGTGATCATGTAGTGGTTAGCCGTATGCGGGACCTTGACCCATCCCGTCACGCCGTTCCGGCTGCCCGCCGTGGTCGTGCCCTGGCGAAGCGCACCATCACGCTTCTCAGCTACCGTCGCATCGGGCATTGTGACGCCGACGCGGGTGACCGTGACAGGTCCGGCTAGCTGGTGAAACTTCCGCTGCTGGTCAGACCCGGTCACCCTAGCCGTGACGCTGACTCGCGGTGCCGGGCGACCGTTGATCGTTGCGTGGAACCCCATGATAACCCCTCCAGGTCGTTGTGCTTAGCTACAGCATATGCGGTGCCGGGCAGGTTGTCAACTCCCTAGTTCTTAGCTAGGCAAGACCCGCTATGCGAGGTAGAGGAGATGGACCCTCCTTGCCCTGCACCGCCTTACACTTACAGCTTATGACACTGCCTGCGGCTTGTCAAGCTCTTGACTTTGCGTTTAGTGCCTGACCAGGCAAGACTTCCCGCTATATGGAAGTTGCTAGTCTACCTGGCACACGTTCTCTTGAGGGATAAGTTGCTAGCCTGACTACCAGGGGAAACTCATGAGGCATAAGTTGCTAGGCTAGCTCGAATAGCCAACCGCGAGCGCTACGGTCAAGCTTGCTCTTGATTCCGTACTGAGTCATTTCCTCACGCAGGACACCCGCTACGTGCGCTGGAATATCAAACTCATTTCGAACATCCGCAGACCGGCACGTTCCGTCATTGCCAATGTGCGCCTTTATCCACTCAGCTATTTCTACGGGCTCATACATGCCCGGATTTACCGGAGCTGTCATCTTGCTCTCGTAAGCCATCTTACGTGTATCTGCCAGCTTTGGCAAGCCCATCTTTGCCCGGATTTGGTCAGCGGGAGGATTGGCCTTGAATGACTCCGCGTCTGCCAGGTGACTAGCTGACTTGCCCCGGTCAACCGACGCTAGTTTTTGGTTGCATGAATTGCATACCCATGCACGGATGCACATGATGCAATATTCTTTTTCCCCGTGATGCGGGCACACGTTGTGCTCATGATCCATGTTCGATGTCTGCCAGGTGAACAATACCTGGCAGACTCCGCACTTGCCATCTTGGATTAGCCACATCTGGTCTCTGTACGTGTTATCGAGCATGTCTACAAGCTACCCGGTATTTGGTAGCCTGTCAAGCCCGTCTAGTCCTTAGGAACCAGGATGATCGTTCCGCCCGGACCCGCGACGGAACGCCACGTGATCGGGCTCTTCTCCATCTTTCGGGCAAAGGCGCTCATATCCGACTTCTGGGTAATTACGACTACCTCTGGCATGACTAGCCTTTCTAGGCTCGTTCCTGCTTACGTTGTAAGTCTATGCGATGCCCGGCTACTTGTCAACGGAGGCTGTAAAGCTCTGGCAGCCCGCATATTTCAGCCAGCTTGCACGCTGTCGCCATGATATCGCCCGATACGTACCCCGTATCCTGCCCGTACGTCACGTACTCCCACAAGCCCGGCATTACCCGAACGGCGTAAGCCATCACGTTCTTACCGTGCCTGATTTCCATCACGCCATTGATCATTCTTGCGTACGCCCGGACGGGCGTCAGGTCGATACCCAGCTCTTTGGCTGCTTCTTCAAGCCCGGTGTCTTTCATGCCCTCACTCTACGCGTTGCCCTCTTACTTGTCAACTACCAGTCAATCGTATCCGCCACGCCTAGAAACGTGTACCGACCGTCTGTGTACTCGCATTCAAGTGTCATCCCTCGTACCGCATCATGCACGCATGCATGCCCGTGCATCTTCGCGTGACTAATCACCTGAATTGCTTTCAACGGGCTTGACAAGTAAGCCCGCGCCTCCGTGTAAGCCGCGCCGTCC